TGAATCACATATAAGATTAGACTCCATTTTATTAAATTTTTTCATATTGTTATTATCTAATAGTGTTCGTATTTAGTTTGTAATATTTTGTTTTACTTTAAATAGTATGTCTCCATGGTGTTCATGGAAGAATTCAAACCATTCATCTTCAAATACATCATAACCTGCTTCAGTTAAGTAGTTTTCATGTTGAAAAACATATCTTCTACCCATTTCATCACATATCATTTCAAATAATGTGTCGTCAAAGTGTTTTAGTATTTTTTCTGCTATAGCAGTTTTAGCGTGTTCTATATCGTCTTTTGTATATTTACTTGGATTCATTTCTTTTTTTTTCATTTCTTCTGGCCAAAACTTTTTAGATCCTTCAGCTCCTGCTTTGTCAAGATCTTCTTGATGGATATCACCATCGTGTTCGTCGGCTTTGTGTATATTAGCTATACCTTCATAGCTTTCTGAAGGTTTCCAATGTGGATTTACTTGTCTTAGTTTGTTTAAATCTGCCATATTATCGTAGCATTGTGCCGTAGCCTTTACGGCGTGTTAGTTTAGCGATGCGCTCTGCATCTGCTCGAGACAATATTTGTATACTATTGCCTGTTTTATGGTTAATAACTGGTGCACAACCATACTTTTCTATTGTAGAACATGCTACACAGTTGTTGTAACCATACTTAATTCTTACCGGGTGGATCTCATTTCCACATTTACATATTTGATTTTTCATAGAGCGAGAGAGAGGAGTCGAACCTCTCATGTCTAGAACAGTCTGCATGTCAGTATTGTTTCAACTTTAGATGCACCTGACCTCGCTGTCCAAGCTGAGCCGTCACTCAGCCCCACGGTTTTTCTTCTTCACCGCTACGACACGGTGGGTTGAAGTTGTGGTTTAGTTAATTACAAAAGTTAAACCTTTGTAGTTGAACCATGAGTTACACTCGTCTGGTATATTGCTTATTGTATAGCCTTTTACTATTTGACTTACTTTCTTTTGTGTTATAGTTTCCCAGCTGATCTTTACTTTAGATCTATCACTGGGATAAAATTTTATTGTTTTCATATATGTATAATCAATTACTTATCGTTATTAGTTTGTAATAATTTTCGTTGTTTTTCAATAAACATTGTGTAAAGCATTAGCTGTCTTACACTAATAAGACCAGTATTATAGTCAAATTCTACCATTTGTTCCATTGCATCTAAGTTTTTATACACTTTTTTAACATTTCCTTGTTCGTAAAGTGTTGTTTTCATAGATTTTGTGGTAGAACAACTAGTTAAAGCTATTAAAATTAATAATTTTTTCATTTTGTATATGTAATTTTATTTACTAGTTTTCTAACTTCCGCGCCAAATTCTTGATCATTAGGAAACTTATTTGCTAGTTCATTTATCTGTAGCCATCTAATTTTAGCAAGCTTATCATATTCTGTATCTTTCCATGCTGTTCCTAGGAATACTTCGTTACTCATAGCTCTTCAAATTTTATAATACCACCATCATCAAACCAAGTTAACTCTGGATCTATAATTAATTCACCTTCGTATATTTTTCTTGCTTGGTTGTAAGCATATTGCCATTTTTGAGTTTCAGTACCTGCTGTTTGCCTAGTACCATAGTATCCGGCTAAAATATCTTTTGTTATAGCCTCTATTGCTTGTATTTCAGTCATTATTTATTATATCTTCTAATTTATATTGTAAGTTTATATATTCTTCGCAAGTTTCTATCATTTGCATTGCTGCTCTCATCTCTGATCCGCCGCTTTCTAACTCACCATCTTCTAGTGCCATTACACAGTCTTGTAAATCTCGCAGAGTGTTCTCAAATCTGCAGTAACTCATATTTGCCATATTTATTTTATTAGTGCGTTAATTACTTTAGTTATTAGTTTGTCAGCGTCTTCAACATACTTGTCATCTGTTTCAGTGTAACCTAGTTCTTCAAACATGTAGTAGTCTAGCTCGTTGTAAAGTACAGTGACTAACCTGTCACATACTCTATCTATTACTTCTTGCTCAGTCATACTAGATCTAGTTTATTAATTAGTTCTTTAGATTTTTGTCTTAACATGGCATCACCGTGATTGTCTAGTATCATTCTATGTAATACATTTTTTACTTTAGTAGTTCCACTTACCATAAAAGTTCTTGCATCACTTGCATTACTTTCTGTGAAGTCATAGAATGAAGATCCACCATACTTATCTGATAGTTTGTTTAAGTCAGCGATGAAGTTTTCAACTATTACACTTACTTCTTCATTTATTTTACCTTGAAGTGCTTTTTCTATTGCGTTAGTAGTTTTCACTTTTTCTTAGTTTTTAAGTCATTATACGCTTTTTTCAACTGAGCGATTTCAGTTTGACACTTTCTTATTTGTTCTTTGTTACCAGTTTTCTGATAGAATTGTGTCCAAGAGTACAGATTTTCTAGTTTTTTTGTTATATCTCTCATTAGAATAAGAAATTATACCAAAAAACAAATAGATTTTTAAGAGCTATTATCATTGTTGGCACCCATATTGCTAAGAATATAGTTGTCATGATCGTAGCATATATCTTTAGCATTTTTTCTTCAAATGCTTTGATACAAAAGTTGATTATTGCTTTTTTAACCATTGTTATATTTTTTGATTTTGTTGAATAACTCGTGTATTTCTTCGTTTGGAAAGGTAGAATACACCTCGTCTACCTTGTCTTTGACATAGTCAAATGTAAATTCGTTTGGTTTAACACCGTAATGACTTACAATTAAATCTCTTTTGTCATAACCATAAGGACTATGGTATGAATTGAAGATCTGTAGCTTCATGTCTCTGCCATAATTGAGTATCATAGCGTCAAGATTTTTTGTAGATATGTATGTTACGTTGTTCATATTGTTATTATCTTTACTTGTTCGTATTTATATTGTATAGTTCGATAAGTAGATCTTCAGTTCTATTTAAGTTATCTAAGTAGTATTTTGCTTCTTCTTCGCTTATTCTACCATTATTTATATCTTCTCTTATCCAAGTTTTCTGATCTTGTACATTATCTATTGCTTCACTCCAGTGAGATTTTTCAGGTAACTCATAAGGTTGAAGTAGTTGTGCTATAGTTATTAGTATTTTAATCATTGTCTAGTATTTCTTTTATACTTGTTACTAAAATTGTTAAAGTTACTATTGCGGCGAACGCAATTGGTGCTGCTAAAAATATCATAGTATTTGATTTAGTAGGTGATACAATTCATCTTGTTTAGTTTTAGGTAGATCTACATAGTTAGTTTCACCTGTGTAACCACCAAGATGATTAATTACTTGCTGAGTCATTTCAGCTTGATGTACTGTTTTTGCCATTTCGTCAAATGCTTTTGACCATGACCAGTTTGAAGGATTGTTAGGATTATACATAGTGTTCAGTTTTTAAATTATATACTTTGTAAATACATTTAGTTATATCTATATCTATTTCTTCAAGGAAGTCGATAAAGTCATCAGTTAGATTAGGTGAGTCATTGTACTGATAAGTAGTTTCACCATCAGGAAGTATGATCTCGAACTCGTATTCAAAGTTGTTCATAGTTATTATTTAATTAGTTAGTAACCGAGCGAGGAATCGAACCTCACTACCAACCATTTCGGCTATGTGGTGCACTCGTTCATATTTGATTTACCAGTAAACGAGTAGAACTAACTGGACTATTTAGTTTTATTAAGATATTTCACTTAATTCTCTGCAAAACTTTGGTACAGTGTTTGAGTTAGTATAGCTACCATATTCTTGAAAGCATGGCATTGACTCAAACTTTTCTTGAAATGTAGTATATATTTCGTCGTGATCATAAGTGAATGTTTGATCTTTTTTGTTAGTGAAAGTGATTATTACATTTTCGCCAATTAGAGTTTTTCTGATTACAAATCTTTTAGTTGTTAATTTAGAATTTTTCATAGTTTATATATTTATTTATTATTAGTTTATATTATTATCTTTACTTGTTCGTTATTAGTTTGTAAAGGTGATTGTTTGTTTATTAGTTAAAAATTAGTTTATAGTCTTACACTTGTTTTCACAATAACTTACATAGTTATTAAATATATTTATATTTAAGTGTATAATTATTAGTTTTTATAGTCAGGTAAATCATTATGATGTTGCATAAACTTGTAATGCATTGGGTGGTTTGTATAATGCCAGCCGAGTGTAAGCATTTCATAAAGTGATTTAATTTCTTTAGTTTGTTTTTTAGTTAAGTTATTCATAATTAGTTTATTTAATTTTTATATTTATATAATCTTATTTGAGTCGTATTTACTTTGCAATTAAAATATTATATTTAGTAATTGATAGATGAAGTTAATAAACATAGTGAATAAGAATACGAGTGAAATGTTGAAAGTTATTAGTTTTAATTTATACATGTTAATTTATTTTTAGTTTTTAATTTAATTACATATATATAATCATATGCGAGTCGTAATTACTTTGTATGATCGCACGTATAAAATATATAACACAATATTATTACGATAAAAAATCAATATATATAATAAAATTTTAAAAATAACAAGGGGGCCCGCAATTATATATTTCAATTTCGTTTTATGACGCAATTATATTTTGGGGTGGGCTACGCTATAGCCCCAGGTATCTAATATTATTTTATTTTACTGTGACATTAGCCTATAAAGTATACCTAGTAGTAGGCTTGTGTCACACTTTACTAAATGTAAATTACTCAATTTACCTGTAAATACTATAATTATAACTCATATGTAGAAATGCATGCGAAATAGGATTAAAAAACAAACTACAAAAATTATCAATTATGCCAAGTATGGAAAAAATGGAGGATTCTCCAGCATTGCTTAAAAAAATGAGAGCTAAGAAGAAAGCTCGTAAAGCAAAGCGATTAGAAAAAAGAGCTAAGAAAGCTTCTTCTAGAGGTAACGAAGCTAAAGCAGCTAAACTTAGAGGTAAAGCTGAAGGTAAAAGAATAAAAGCTAAAGGTTTAAGAAAATCAGCAGCTGAGAAAAAAGCTAAAAGAAAAGTTCTTAAGAGTAAAGCTAAATCTGCAGTTAAAGCTGGTTTAGGTAAAGCTAAAACTGCTGCTAAAAAAGCTGCTGGTAGTAAAGTAGCTAGTAAAATTAAAAAGGCTGCTGGAAAAACACCAGTTGGAAAAGCGGTTAAAGCTGTTAAGAAAGCTGCACCTAAAGTAAAAGCTGGAGTTCAGAAAGCGGCTACTAAAGTAAAAGCGGCTGGAAAAGCATTTGCTGCTGCTAAGTACGATCAACCAGGTATGTATAACAAACCTGCAATGTATGATGGACCAGGTGGACAAGAAACTCCTAAATTAGGAAGAATGTCTATGCAACCTCAACCAGGCATGTACGGTAAAGGATCTAAGATTTCTTACGGTGGTGGTGCTGTAACAAGCATGAAAATGGGTGGCATGAATAAACACGCTGGTAAATCTAACCAACCTGGCATGCATAAAATGCCTAGCTTTATTAAAGGTAGAAAAAAATAAAATACAATGGCGATAATATATACTTACCCGAAAAAGGCAAGTGTTGAAGCTACTGATACTTTTTTGATAACTGATAGCGCTGACAATAACACTAAAACTGTTAGCGCTTCAGCTATTGCTTCTTACATCGATGATGAAGTAGATCTACAAGAGGTATTAAATAAAGGAAACACAGCCTCACAAGACATAAATTTAACAGGTGATTATAACGGATCTGGTAATATAAACTTATCAGGTAAAATATCAATCAATGGAGCAGCGCAAGGAATATTTTTAGATGATCCAAATATACAACAGATATCTAAAAATTCAGGTCCTATGCGAGTTATAACTTTGGGTGGAGATTTAGAGTTAGTATCAGTTACTGACGGTATATCTTTAAGAGCTGACAATGGTGGATTCTCAATAGACTCGAGTTCAGCAGACTTAGATTTAAGTGTTGTTAACTTTAATATGGTAGCTACTGAATCAAACATAGAAGCTGACACTGTTATAGTAGGAAATACAACAGCTGGTGGTAAAGTTAGAATACGAGGTGGTAGTGGCGGTAGTGGTTATTATCCAAATTTAATAACTGATGAGTTTTCATTTAATGGACATGTTAGATTTAATCAAGTAGTAAAAGATGTAAACGGAACAACAGGTGGTGCTGGTCAAGCATTGCTAGCTGTGGCAGGTGGTAAAGTACAGTGGACTACTTTAAATTCACAAACACTAACACAAAATCAAATACTAGTAGGTAATGCATCAAATGTACCTACAGCAAGTGGATTGATCACAGCTGATATAACAACAGACAATATTACAATAGGAGTTTCTACTTCTGAGGTTTCTGTTCTTGGTAGTTTAGATATACCTACAAATGGTGGAACTAAATTAGCTACATCGTCAGGTAAGCGTGGCGAACTAGCTTTTGATAGCAACTACATGTATATATGTACATCAACTAATCAATGGAGAAGAATACCATTAGAATTAATTCCTTAAATAACCGAACTATCAAGTGATAGTATATAATAACCAACGTTTAACATAAAACCAAATACAATGACGTTTTTATATACCCGCACTAATACGTGGAATAGTGCACCACAACCAACGGAAAAGACCATTAAACTATGGGAACATATCTCAGAAAAGAAAAACTGGAGAATAGTTCAATTACCTAATGGATACTTACAAACCGAATACAAAGACACCGATGACAATTGGCACGATGTTACTAGAAGAGAAACAATACAAGGAGCTGAACAAGCAATAGATGCATCGATAGAGCATTACAATAAAAAGCTTGAGTTTCTAAAAGGGCCAAAAGTAGTCAAAACCTTTGAATAATATTCGACACAAATATAATTTAATTAAATACAATGGAAGAAATAAAGTTAGTTAAAGAACTGGCCTTTGGTGAACACGCTAGAGGCCAGATACTAACTGGCGTTGAAAAACTAACTAATGCAGTTAGTTCTACACTTGGCGCTAGTGGTAAATGTGTTATACTAGAAGACCACAACGGTAAACCTATTATAACTAAAGATGGAGTCACGGTAGCAAACTCAGTTACACTTAGAGATCCATTAGAAAATATTGGTTCTACACTTATCAAAGAAGCAGCACAAAGAACTGTTAAAGATGCAGGTGATGGAACAACTACTGCTACAGTATTAGCAAAAGCAATACTTGATGAAGCAATAAAACATGATCAACTAGATACATTAAGAAATTTAAAAGATGGTATAATATTAGGTGTTGATAATGTTATAAAGTATTTAAACAAGAACAGCAAAAAAGTAAAAGGTAATAAAATAGATCAAGTTGCTACTATATCTGCAAACAATGATAGTGAGATAGGATCTGTAATAGCTAATGCTTTTAAAATGGTAGATCAAGATGGTGTTGTAATCATGGAGGTTAACGAACAACCTGAAACAACTGTTGAACTTATAGAAGGAGTACAATACGATCAATCAATAACTAGTCCGCATTTTATTACTGATAAAGATAAAGGCACTGCAGAGTTAGACAATCCTTATGTTTTAATAGTAGACTCTGTGATTGATAATGTTAGAAAAATACAAGGTGTACTTGAGTATATAATAAAATCAAACAAAAGTTTATTAATAATAGCAGATGTAGATCCTCAAGTAGCTAATGCTTTAGCAATGAATAAGATTAAAGGTAACATTAAAGTTAATATTGTAAATGCTCCAGTGTATGGTATTAATAGAAAGCAAACACTAAGCGACTTATGTGATGTTACTGGCGCAACGTTAATTGACGAAGACTTAGGAGATGATATGGATATAATAAGTGTTGATTTGCTAGGTAGATGTTTGAAATCTGTAACTAGTACAGATAATACTTTAATTCAAGTTGATTTATCAGACAATGACATAGTCAAAGATAAAATAAAAAATTTAGAACAACAAAGAAAAGATACAAGAAATCCTAATACTAAAGTTAGATTAGAAAAAAGATTAGCAATGCTAAGAGCTAAGATGGCGGTAGTCAAAGTAGGAGCTAACTCAGAGGTTGAGCTAAAAGAAAAGAAAGATAGAGTTGAAGATGCTATATGTGCTACAAAAGCCGCGATTAAAGAAGGTATAGTCCCTGGTGGTGGGATTGCTTTGTTAAATGCTTCTCAAAATTTAAAACCTAAATCAATAGGTGAAGAAGTATTATATTGTGCTATACGTAAACCTTATGAAATAATATTGCAAAACGCTGGTATTAAAGATATACCTGAAGAACAAGATAAGGGTAAAGGATTAGATGTGGTTACAGGAGATACGGTGGATATGGTTAAAGCCGGAATAATAGATCCTTTGTTAGTTACCAAAAGCGCTTTACAAAACGCGGCTTCAGTAGCAACCACTATATTATCAACCGATTGTGTTATTAATAATATTAGAAATGAAAGCAATAGGTAAGTATATAGTTATAGAACCACATAATGAATCAACTACTAAAACTAAAGGAGGTTTGTTATTAGCTGAATCACAAAGAGAAGATATAAGATACAGACGTGCTAAAGTTATAAAGCCTGGCACAGATGTAACAGTTATTAAAAAAGAAGATGAAATTTACTATGATAAAGCCGCTGGCTTTAATATTGAAATAAATAAAGAGAGTTACAAAATAATAAAAGAAACAGATATAGTAATAGTATTATGAGTTTATTAACCGAGCGTAAAAAGAATAGTTTTAAACTAGCAGGTGGACCAGCATTTTTTGGTACAAATGCGATGACTAAGCTATTAGAAGAAGCTAAAAATAAAGTTAAAGAAGCCGCATTAAATTCGAGACCATCTGACGAAGTTGCTCCTAAAGTTGGTAGTGCTCATAGAAATAGCTCTAGAAACAATTGGCTTGAAAGATCTAAAGCACAAGGTGAAGAAATGGCTGAAGAAAAAGCAGCTGAAGAAAAAGCGAAAGCAGAAGAAGAAGCAGCTAAGAAAGCAGAAGTTGAAAGAGAAGCATTAAGTCAAGGTGAAAACATAGCAGATTCAGAAGGTAGAAAAGGTAGAAAAGCAGCTAAGAAGGATGCTAAAGCCGAAGCTAAAGCAGAGAAAGCAGCACTAAAACAACAGTGTGCTGGATTAAGAGGTAAAGCTAAAAGACAATGTAATTCTTCTGCTAGAAAAAATTTTAGAAAAGATAAGAAAGCTATACGTAAAGCAAATAGAGCTAAAAAGAAAGAAAACTTTGGTAAAACTAAAGTAGGTAAAACATTGAAAAAATGGACCTGCACTAAAAGAAGAAGAAGAAAAGGTAAATGTTAATGAGATTAAATTCAAAAGATTTAAAAGAATTAAACTTACTTAAGCATTATAGAATAATACGTAAATGGGCTTGTAAAAGCTATGATCTAAACGACGCAGACTTAGAGCTGTTAATATACTTAGAAGCTTTAAACCTATTTACGAAAGATGATTTTAAAAAAGGTACGTATTCATATAGTTGGGATAATAGGCGCTGGAACAGACTATTGAAACAAGGGTGGATTACGGTGTGGAGGAAGAGAAACCGCACAACTCAAAAATATCATATATATAAAGTATCCGTAAAGTGTAAACAACTTATATCGCGTATGTACCGTATAATGCTAGGTGAAGAAGACATGCCTACATTAAAGATTGAAGCGAAAAGCAATTACACTAATAAAGTTATATCTAAATCTATAACTTTTGTAAACAAAGATAAAACAAGATCAAATGGCTTATAAACAAGATAGAAACCCTGGTAAGATAGAGTATGGACCTGCTGGTTATAGAGATCCTAGAAAAATTTCTAAAAACTATAACGCGTTAGAGTTTAGTATGCCTGACTTAGACAACATAATAGATAATAAAGCTGATGGTGAACAAACTACAGAAGATCTAAGTAATAAAACAGGAACTGAAAAGGAAGGTGTAGTAACTAAAGGTGAAACTGTAAAACCTGCTAATGCTGACTTAATGAAGAAAGTTGAAAACAGCGAGAAGGTTCAATCTTTCATAGATGAAGGAAAAAGTTTAAAAGGTGAAAGGAAAAGAGGTAGACAACTTAAAAGAGGTATTAATACTGCTATTAGACAATTTGAAAGAGACAGTAGAAAAAGAGGTTTAAGCCCAGAAAGAGAAGAAAAGCTTCAAGCAGCTAAAGATGAAAGAGATAGATTAAGAGGATTAGAAACTGCTAAGAAGGAGGAAGATAAGATGATCAAAAAAGAAAACAAAGAAACAGAAAAAGAAATTAAGAAAGCTAACAAAAATAAAATTAAAAAAGCACAAGCTGAGTTTGATAAAATGCAAGCAGAAAAATACGGAATCGTTGATGGTGAATTTAAAGAAACTAAAGTCGATGATTATGAAGAACTTAAACATGATCTATATGAACAAGATCAAGACAGAAGGTGGGGAGTAGGAACAAAAATGTATAAAGATATGAGACCTAAAAACTTAATGAACAAAGGTAATAGAATGCCTGAAATAGATAGCGAAGAAACTAGACCTGCTATGTACAATCAAGGTCGACCTATGAACTCTGGTATATTAGAGAATAATCCTAATATAATGCAACCAGATAATAAAGTGCCATTTTCACAGCATCAGACTAATGAGAAGTTTAGCAATATAGCTAGTGCTTCACCTGATCCGTTTCAAGCTTCTAATACACCAAACAAGCCTATGGGTGGATTAGATCAAACATTTAGCCAAGGTCAAATGGCGATGTACGGTATGGGTCCTGAGTTTAATCCTAAATTAAAAGCTGCATCAGAAGCGGGTGATTTAGATGACAATCCAAATTTTAAAGCAAAAGTAGACGCTGCACCAGCTAGTCACTACCATATTAGTAAAGGTAAATATGCTAATGATACTAGAGTAAATAAAGCGAACTATGATGCAACTGAAAGAGATGACGCTGCTCATATTGATTATTTAAAGAAAGATATCGATTACGATGCTAAGCATAACAAAAGCGATATAGACATGACAGCTGATGAGAAGCATATATCTAAATTAGCTGGAGACATGAAGTATGATAAAGAACATCATTCACCTGCTTATGGTAAACACGGTGCTGCTTGGAAAAGAAAGACAAATGAAGGCACTAATAAAAGAGGTCAAAAGGTCACTATTGAACAAACTAAAAGAGAGAAAGCTGAAAAACCAACTGACTACTCAGATAACTTTACTATGAACTTTGGTGACAAAGAAGGTAAGGGTAAGCCAGCAAAAGATAATACAGTTACTTTTACTAGAGAAACTAAGAGAGGCACTAAAGTTAAGAGCGCTGAGGGCGGTACTCGTAAGTCAAAGAGATTATTGAGTAAGTTCAAAAGGCAAACAGCTAGAGGAACAAGAGAAAAAGCTCAATATGATCAACCAGGTAGCTTTAAAGGTTTAGTTAGTAAGCTACAGAAAAAAGGTAAATCAAAATCAGTTGCTACTAAAATTGCTGGTAAAATAGCTAATATAAAAAGAAAAGGTGGAGGTAAAGGACCTACAGCAAAACAGAAAGCAAGAATGCGTAAGAACTAATATAATTATGTAATTATATTAATACAAATATGTTAAACAAATTAAAAAAATAGTTATGCCAAGTTACGGAGAATACCAAGCACCAGCAGGTAAAAAATTAAAGTGTGGTTGCAAACCACTAGGAACACGTAAAATGATTTCAAGAAATCCATTTATTACTACTACGTTAAGATTTGATAATCCACCATACGGTGGCAATGGAGCGTTGAACGCTAATAAGTAATGGGACTTGATGATCTAAAGTTATATTGTTTAAATATAACTTCTTTCACAATCGCTAGCTTCGATTGGTTAGAACCAGTATTAAAAATATTACTACTAATTGTAACTATAGGGTATACAGTACACAAATGGTGGGTAATGAAAAATAAAAACAATGGCAATTAGAAAAGACTTACTAAGAATGCAGAACAATATTAAAAGGGTTAAAAATCCTTTTGGCCCTGCAGCTTTAGGCGAAGATGAAAAATTAAAGCCAGTTCCAGATAATAGAAACTTATTAGAAAAAGGATTGGATTATATTACCGGCGGTGATAGCAGAACTAAGATGGATATCGAAGGAAAAACAGTAGAATATACTGACAGCAAGGGTAATGCTTATGATAAAGATAAAAATAGAATAATTAAGTGAGACAAATAAATAAAATTATTGTACATTGCTCTGCAACAAGAGAAGGAGAAAATTTTGATGTAGCTGAGATACGCAAATGGCACGTAGAAGGTCGTGGCTGGAGCGATATTGGTTACCATTTTTATATCGACCTATATGGAGAAATACACAAAGGTAGAGATATAGATAAAATCGGAGCTCACTGCAAAGGAAACAATCGTGGTTCAATAGGCATATGCTATTGTGGTGGCGTTGAGGCAGATGGTAAGACTCCGAAAGATACTAGAACATACGAGCAAAAGGTTGCTCTACTTGCGGTACTTAGAACTTTAAAAGCTATGTATCCTAACGCAGTAATACACTCACATAAGGATTTTGCTAATAAAGCATGTCCATCATTTGATGCTACTAAAGAATATGAAAATCTCTGAAGGAACAGAATTTAAAATAGACCTTAAAACTATTATAAGTATAGTAGTTGTAACGTCGATGTTTGTAGGTATGTATTATACTTTACAAGATGATATATCTGATGCTAAGAAAATGCCTAAAGCTGTTATAGATCGTATAGAGTATGATTTAAAACAAGACTGGCATACTAATCACATTAACAAGCTAGAAGAAGAAGTTAAAGAATTAAGACAATGGTGTAGAGAGCTTGATGAAGAACTTTATAAAAGAAAAAGATAATGGCTACTAAAAGACGCGCTAAAAGAAAAAGTAAAAGTAAAGGAAAAAAAGATGCTTGCTATTACAAAGTTAAAGCAAGAGTAAAAGTGTGGCCTAGTGCCTACGCGTCTGGTCAATTAGTACAATGTCGTAATAAAAGAAAGGGTAAGAAGTAATGGCTAAAAAAACTGTAAAAGCACCCGCTGGATATCATTGGATGAAAAAGGGAAACAACAACTACAAGTTGATGAAGAATCCTAAAGGAGGATATAAGCCTCATAGTAGAGCTACTTTGTCTGCTAGTTTTGATATACAAAAAGTACATAGAACAAAAAAGTAAATGGCAACTAGAAAAGTTTGTTTACCAAAAGCTAAAATAGCCAGCATGAGCAAAGCTGAGAAAGACAAAGTTGTAAATGCTAAAAAGGCCGCTGCTAATCAAGGTAAGAAAAAAAGATCTAGGAAATCAAATGTAAAAGGCGCTAGACCTAAAAACGCTACATTAAGAGATTGGTTTAAAAAAGAAAACTGGACAAACGTAGAAACAGGCGAAGAATGTGGAGCTCCAACAATGTATGGCCCTGCAAAAAGATTAAAATTTGGTAGAAAGAAAAAAAGAAAGAAACAAGTTAAGTTATCTGTAGGTAGAGGAGAGAAGTTATCTGTAAAAAGAGGTAGCGGTCTAACTGCTAAAGGTAGAAGAAAATACAACAAAGCAACTGGTGGTAATTTAAAAGCACCAGTAACTGGTAAAGTAAAGCCTGGTAGTAAGGCTGCAAAACGTAGAAAGTCGTTTTGTGCTAGATCAAGAAGTTGGACAGGTCCTAGAGGTAAAGCTGCTAGGAAAAGATGGAAATGTTAAAACAATAATTATGGAAAAAGTAAAAATAATAGTTAATCACCCTCTTTCAAAAGCTGTAGCTTGTGGAATTGTCGGTGCGTTTATGTTAGTTGAAAGTCATGCTTTTTATTCAGGTATAGCTTTTGGTATTGCTATAAGAGAAATGTTGTTAGCGTTTAAATCTGAATAATGGCATTTAAACTACAAGCACCATTTAAAATAGATAATGTACCGCAATACGAGGTGGCGTTTCAATACGATAATCAAAAGGACGGATCACCTCAACCTGTAGCTAGAGCAAATAAAAACTTTAGTATAATATATAATAAAGATGAACACGATGCTGAAACTAGAGAAGAAGCTAGACATCATGAAGGTGAGCATTTAAAATCTATGTTAACTAAAGATAAAAAAGGTAATCCAGAACTAGACTACAGTCCGGCCGGCGTTACATATAAAGGAAAGTTCTATGATAGAAACGATCCATCATTTAATGAAGCTGATCCTAATCTCCCATATGAAAAGCCCGCTTACGAAGCCGGAGAAAAAAAAGATCCTAAAACTTTAGAGATAAAACCAAAACATTATCAGTCACCTGGTTTCAATGAGCTAGGAACTAAAAGCGGTGTAGATTCAGACGAAGTGAATATGAACGAAAACTTTGGTCCTTCATTAAAAAAATGGGCAAGTAATAGATATGAAAGATAAGAAAAAGTTTAAAGAGACTAAAGTAGGAATTTTTTTAAAAGAAAAAGCTCCTAAGATTTTAGACACTGTAGGTGAGTTTTTACCAGATCAAGGTGGTTTAGGTATAGTAAAAAACTTAATAACAAGTGATAAAAGTATTAAGGCCGCAGATAAAGAAATGGCACTTAAACTTTTAGATCAAGATATAGCAGAAATGAATAACATCTCGCAGAGATGGAGTAGCGATATGAAAAGCGATTCATGGTTAAGTAAAAACACTAGACCTATGACGCTAATATTTCTTACTTTAGCTATGACAATATTTATAGTATTAGATTCAACTGTACTATTAGAAATAAAAACAGGTTGGGTTTCGCTATTAGAAGCTTTACTTATTACGGTATATGTAGCGTACTTTGGATCTAGAGGCGCTGAAAAAATAACAAAAATTAAAAATTAAAAACAATGGCAAGTACAAGTGTACAAGGTAATTGGGCTGCACAAGCTAGGGTATTTGGGCATGATGCTATACCTGTAGCTTTAAATTCAATTAGTAAAGTAGAAATAAACGCAGGTGGAACAGGTCACGAGTTAAATGATGTTATTACATTAACAACAGTAGCTTGCAACTTAAAAGTAACTGAAGTTGAAGCAGGTGTTGTTACTGGTGTTATGTTAGTACCTAACTCTACGGCTTCAGGTTCTCAACCATACGGCAAAGGTGGTACTATCGGAACAACATATAATCAATCTGCTACAACAGGTTCAGGTACTGGTTTTTCTGCTACTGTTACAGAAACTAATCTTCCCCATACAGACGTTAGAGGAGCTAGTTTATACGTAACAACTGATTTAGAAGAATTATCAGTTGTAATGGAATCAGGTAACTTATACGCCTCTTCAGGACCTGCACATACAGCAAACTTTAAAGGAGTACAAGCAGGAACATTCTTACCTATATTAGTTAAGAAAGTTGTAGCTTGGACAAGTTCTGCTGGTGCTGATCAAGATCTTGAAGTAATAGCTCTTTACTAATGCCTACTACTCAAGGTAACGTAAATGCAATTCCATGGTGGAAAAAAGTAGACGGAGGCGGTGTAACACCTCCAGAAACTTTTTTTATAATACCTGAAAATAATAGCGTATATCCTTTTATAGCTCAAGAATCAGGTTTAACAAATTTAATGAAACAAGAAATAGCACCTTAAGATGGCAAATATAAAGTTTTCAGGTTTTACAGCACCGGGTGGTTCGTTTACTCCAGCTAGAGTAAGTACCTACTTTGTAGGTTATGATAATTCTGGAGGTCCAGATAATGTTCAATTTTTAGTATCTGATGTTGAAGGTATACTTAATTGGCCAGAATATAATATGAGGTTGCAATCAACCACACTTAACCCTACTCTGGAATATGTACAAACAACAGGTTACTCCTATGGTACTGCTTCAGGTACGTTACAATTTCAAGGTGGAACAAATGTAACAATAACAAGGCAAAGTGATTCAAAGTTAAAGATTGACGCTACAGATACTAATGATACGTCTTTACCAATTAAAAACGGTGCTGGAACAGTAGAGTTTACAGCAACAGACACTACCGGTCTTAGAATAGTAGGTGGTGGTTCTGTAACAGCTACATATATAGCAGGTAGTCAACAAGTAGCTTTAACAGGTACAGATACTAATTTTAGTTATGCTCTATCAACAGCTGACAATAATCCTAATATAGATATAGAATTAACTGGCAGTGGTGGTGGATCAGATAGTGGTTACGAGGTTATAGCTGGATCAAACATAACTCTTACAGAAAACGGGTCAAACACTGGTTATACTATTGCTGCTGCTAATGATAATACTACCTATCAATTAGTTAATAATACAGGTGGTGGTAACCAATGTGTGATAGAATTACAAACATCAACATCAACACCCTCAGGCAACGTTACTCTTTCACCGGGTAGTAATATAACTATAACTAATCCCGCTGCTAATTTTTATACTATTTCCGCAGCCGCGTCTACATCATGGACTCAACAAGCTGATTTCGGGTCTAACAATACTATAAACAATGGAGATACTTTAGATATAGCAGGAGGAGTGTACATAAAAACAACGTCAAACGCAACTTCTGGTAAAGAAGTAGAAATTGATCATAGTTTAACAACTAGAAGTGATACTACTTCTACTGCTTCACCAGGTTCTGGTGGTACATTTACAGTTGTAGATTCCGTAACTTCAAATAACACAGGTCACGTAACGGCAGTAAATGTTAAAACAGTAACAATGCCAACTGTTACACCAGGTGGCGGTGGTTTAAATCCAACTGTTAAAACAACAAGTTATACTGCGTCAGCTGACGATTTTATAATATGCAATGTAAATGGAACATTAGATATAACTTTGCCAGCTGCTGGAAGTTCTTCTGTAGGTGATATTATTGGAGTTAAATACGCTTCTCAAAATGCACAAACAGATAAACTTAGAGTATTTACAAATGCGTCGGGTGATAAAATAGATGGCACTGATAGAAGTTCATCTCCATTACCTATACCTTCTGTTAATACTTACTACGAATTTATATACGGATCAGCTAATAACTGGTATATTAAATAAGATGAGTTATACATTTGGAAAAGAAGGCGGAACAACGTTTGGTATGTTAGATTGGAACGATATTTTTTCACCAAATACAACTATACCTTGGGACGATATTTTAAAAGATTTAGATACTGTTATATGTAGAATACCTTACACTATAACAAATAATCTTGGTACTGTAAATATGGTTGCACACAGGCTTTTAACTAATTTTAAAATATATGGATATAATCATTGGCTAGGAGATGGTATTACTTTAGGTTTAAATGTTAGTACTCATGATTTTATACCAGGTGAACCAGCTAGAATATCATCAACAGCTGCACCTGGTGGAACATTCGCTAATGTTAGAGCTTGTTTTGAAAGACCATCAGGCACGCCATCAGCAAATGATGTTACTTTAGGAATATGTTTAGAAACTGTACCAGCTTTTAATTCGTCTGATTTTACAGGTAATTATGCTTCTGTATTAGTAACAGGTGTTTGTCCAGGTTTAAGAGACAATGGCTCTACAGCAATGGACTTTGGAGAAGCATTATTTGTAGATACAGATTTTATAGGTGGAAAAACTAGAGGTTGCTTTAAAACTGCTGCAAATGCTGGTGGACAAGTTGGAAGACCACTATCTTTAGATACAGATATAATTATAAATTCTAGTGGCGATGCTGTAGATGGTTGTACAGTATTGTTATTAAACAAATCAGAAGTTTGGTAAAATTTTAATATGAGCTATCAAGAACTACCTTATACTTACGGCAAAAAAACACTTAAGCAGATAAATGATATGACTGGAATGGTTGAAGGTGATACTGTTTTTAATACTACATGGGGTTTGATAGAAATATATAGTGGCACAATGTGGACTAATTCTCAAATGATTGAAACTATTTTTATTCAAAGAAGTACAACAGGAAGTACCAATGGTCGACTAACAGCAATGCCACCTATACCACAATACGCCAGTACTTATCCAAGAGTTCAACTACAACCAATACAAGGAACTAACAATGATGAACAAAATGGATATGTAGTTATGCAAGCAGCTGATAGTTCATTTGTTACTCCAACTAGCACTGAGATTAGAAACGCTGCTGGATATCAAATTTTAGCGGTAGCAAGTACTGATCAAGATAGAATTTTTGGTGTAACTGTTAGAGGAGTTGATGACAATGAAGAGTCTGTAGCTAGAATAGGTGTTGCTTTTATGGGTAACTGGAATGGTTATGTTACACCTAACACAAACTCAGGTGATTCTAATTTAGAAGCTGTACAAGGTTGTTTTTGTAAAATATCAAGCTCAACTACTCAAGCTGGTATGTTAGATGATAGTTTTCCTGATGCTATAAACTCTGGTAACTTTGGTCCACTTGTAAATGGTAGAAGATTACCTTTGTTTCCATCTTCAGCTTCTACAGCTCCTGATAGAAATATAGAGTTTCAAATACATCATATGGAGGTTGCTTAAAAATTAACAAATGGCTTTTCAAAATTTTTTTACATACGGCGCTATAAATAGAGATACTATTACTACCTTTGTAAATGACGTTTCATTTGAACCGTTGTTTACTGGAGGTCAAACCGTTTTTGATAGAACACAAGAAAATAATATGGCTTGGATAGATAATTCAAGTGGTAAAGGTATTATGAAATCAGGTGATATGTTTACAACTAACTATGCTGGTTTTTCTGCTCCGTTTCAATTTTCTTGGGTATCACCTAGAACAGGTACTAATGATAATAGAGTTAAAGCTGGTTTAGACGATATGGAAATAGGTGATGGTGAAGAAGTAAATAAAAGTGGAGATAGTTGTGTTGGTTTTACTTACAACTATTCTACAAGTTCTTCAGATTTACTAGCAGTGCAATTTTCTGGTGTATGTGAATTAAGAGCTACTGGCACTTTTAATCAAGGAGATTTAATTAAAGCAGATGATGCGGGAGTAGGAGCTTCAGCTGGTCAAGGTGTTTTAACTTCAACTCAAGATGATGACAACACTTTTGGAATACAATTAAATGATTATAACTATGGATCAGGTGGATATGTTTTAGCAAAAGTAAATTGCTCAGAAAAGTTCTAAAAAACAAGTGATTATATAAAAAACAATAATAATTAAATTTAATAAAATGAATAAAATAAAAAAAGAAGAGCTAGAAAAAATTAAAAGTCAAGCTACTAAAACAAACCAACTACTAAATGAAGTAGGTTATTTAGAATCTAGAAAACATCAACTACTACATGATTTAGCTGGTTTGAATGAAGAGATAGATATCTACAAGCAAGAACTAGAAAAAACATATGGTCAAGTTACTATAAATCTAGAAGACGGCAGTTTTGAAGAAATTGAAAAAGTAGAAAATGTCTAATGTAATTAGAAAAATAAGTATAGGCTCGGATTATAAAAATGATGCTATGCATTATTCAGTTGGTCAAGAAGTTTATGGTGGTCATACTATATGTGATATTATAGGAGATAGTAGCGATGGTGAGTATTTAATTTATATTAAAAAAAATAACGAAATATTACCATGGAAAAAATTTAATCGCAATATGGCTATAGCGGTTGAGTTTGATCTTAAATACGAATGAAAAGTTTATATAACTTTCTAGTAAAACCATATGATACTAGATATAACAATGTAAAAAAAATAGATGATAAAAATCTTATTATTAATACTAGCATTGAAAATCATAGGTTTGTTAGTAAAAAAGCGGTAGTTGTTTCTACACCTACTGCTTTTGATACAGATATTAAACCAGGTGATATAGTATACGTACATCATAATATATTTAGAAGATGGTATGATCAAAAAGGTAAAGAAAGAAATAGCTCACTTTATTTTAAAGATGACTTATACTTTTGCAGTCTTGATCAAATATATATGTATAATCAAAAGTGCCATTTAAATTATTGCTTTGTAAAACCTATAAAAGATAAATCATTTCTAAGCATAGGTAAAGAAAGAAACCATTTTGGTATATTAAAATATTCTAATAAGTCGTTAGAACGCGTAGGATTAAAACCTGGAGCACTTGTTATATTTACACCAAACTCAGAGTTTGAATTCATTATAGAAGATGAACGACTTTATTGTATGAAATCTAATGATATAGCTTTAACTCATGAATACGAAGGAAACGAAGAAGAAAATAATCCAAGCTGGGCAAAAAGCAGTTGAGGAACTAATCAAAGTAGCTAAAGAGGCTATTGTTGATTCTGGAGATGATGTGTCAGCTGATAGATTAAAAAATGCAGCTGCTACTAAAAAGTTAGCTATATTTGATGCTTTTGAAATACTAACTAGAATTCAAGAAGAAGAAGAGTTATTAAAAGAAAAACCTAAGGATAAAAAAGAAGAAAGAGTATTTAAAGGTTTTGCTGAAGGGAGGAGTAAGTGAGTTACGAACAAACGCTTTGGAAAGAAGTTAAAGATGTTGTAAATCCTAAAATTATGTCTAAAAACAATAGATATAATAAATGGGAATATGGTTATAATGCTGATTATGATTTTATAGTAATTAGTAAAAGTGGAAAAATTGGAAAGATCATTGAAATTCAAAATCTCCGTATTGCATTACCAGCAGAGCGTCAACCGTTTAAACGAAGCGAAAGCAAAGCGGAACAGTTCTGGCAAAAGCAAGAATATCCCAAAGAGTTAAGTAGGATAAAAAGTAGATTTGATTGGGACGAGTACCCAATAGATTTTAAAGAAAAATGGTTTGATTATATAGATGAAGAATTTAAACGAAGAGAGCTGGGCTATTGGTTTTACAACGCTGGTGTTGCCACTTATATTACTGGTACTCATTACATGTATCTGCAATGGTCAAAGATCGACGTTGGAGCTCCCGATTATAGAGAGTCAAACAGACTCTTCTTCATATTTTGGGAAGCATGCAAAGCAGATAATAGATGTTATGGAATGTGCTATCTTAAAAACAGACGGAGTGGATTTTCTTTTATGTCCTCAGCTGAACTTGTTAACCAAGCCACAATATCTAGTGATGCAAGATTCGGAATCTTATCTAAAACTGGAGCAGATGCTAAAAAAATGTTCACAGATAAAGTTGTACCAATATCCGTTAACTATCCGTTTTTCTTCAAACCAATCCAAGATGGTATGGACCGTCCAAAAACCGAACTCGCTTATAGAGTGCCAGCTTCAAAGCTTACTAGACGAAAACTAGATGATAACGTAAAGTTAAAAGAATTACAAGGTCTTGACACAACTATAGACTGGAAAAACACGGGGGACAACTCTTACGATGGTGAGAAATTAAAATTATTAGCACACGACGAATCAGGAAAATGGGAACGACCAGACAATATATTAAACAACTGGCGAGTTACAAAAACTACACTAAGATTAGGCCGAAGAATAGTAGGCAAGTGTATGATGGGCTCAACTTCAAACGCGTTAGATAAAGGTGGAGACAACTTTAAAAAATTATACAACGATTCAGACGTTACAAAAAGAAATAGAAACGGACAAACAACTAGTGGACTCTATTCTCTTTTCATACCTATGGAGTGGAACTACGAAGGATTCATGGATACTTTTGGATTACCTGTATTCACTACGCCAAAAAATCCAGTCAAAGGAATTGATAATGCATACATTGACATCGGAGTAATAGAGCATTGGCAAAATGAAGTAGATGGATTAAAACAAGACAGTGACGGATTAAACGAATATTATAGACAGTTTCCAAGAACTGAGCAACACGCTTTTAGAGATGAAAATAAAAATACTTTATTTAATCTTACAAAGATATATGAACAGATTGATTATAATGAAGAAATGATAAATGAAAAATCTGTTACAAGAGGTAATTTTGGTTGGAACAATGGTATTGTTGATACTAATGTTACTTTTTATCCAAACAAAGATGGTAGGTTTTTAATATCGTGGGTACCACCTGTTAATTTACAAAATAGTGTAATAGTTAAAAATGGTATTAAATATCCTGGTAATGAACATATAGGTGCGTTTGGTTGTGATAGTTACGATATATCAGGAACTGTTGATGGTAAAGGATCTAAAGGTGCTCTTCACGGATTAACTAAATTTTCTATGGAAGATGCACCACCAAACCACTTTTTTTTAGAATATATATCTAGACCACAAACAGCAGAAATATTTTTTGAAGACGTTTTAATGGCTTGTCATTTTTATGGTATGCCTATACTAGCTGAAAATAATAAACCTAGGTTACTTTATTATTTTAAAAGAAGAGGATATAGAGGTTTTAGTATGAATCGACCTGATAAAGTTTGGAATAAATTATCAACAGCAGAAAAAGAAATAGGTGGTATACCTAATTCAAGTGAAGATATTAAACAAGCTCACGCAGCCGCTATAGAACATTATATAGAAAATTATATAGGTAAGTTAGAAGAAGGATATGGTGATATGTATTTTCAAGAAACTTTATCTGATTGGGCAAAATTTAATATAAACAACAGAACAAAGCATGATGCTTCTATTAGTTCCGGTTTATGTATAATGGCTTGTAACAAAAATAGATATAGACCTACTATGGAAATTAATAAAAAACCAGTGTCTATAAATATAAAAAAATATAACAACACAGGATCTATTTCACAAATAATATAATAAATGCAGATTTACACAAATAATAATAGTTCATTTCCAGATCAGGTAGTACCTGATTCAGTTAAAGAGTCTTGGGAATACGGTAAAAAAGTAGCATGGGCTATAGAAGGTGATTGGTTTAGTGGAACTAGATCTGGAGTTGAAAACAGATTTAACACTAACTACAATAACTTTAGAATGCGAAGATTGTATTCTAGAGCTGAACAGCCAGTGCAAAAGTACAAAGATGAGTTAGCTATAAATGGTGATTTAAGTTACTTAAACTTAGATTGGAAACCTGTACCTATTATACCTAAGTTTGTTGATATTGTAGTAAATGGAATGGATGATAAGCTGTATGATGTAAAAGCATTTGCACAAGATCCAGAGTCAAGAAAATTAAGATCTAAATATGCTGAAGATATATTAAGAGATGTACAAGCTCAACAGTTTTTAAATATGCTTAAAAATGATGTTGGTTTAGATCTATACAATACAAGTAATCCTGAAGAGCTTCCTGAAAACCAAGAAGAGTTAGATTTACACATGCAGCTAAGTTATAAGCAAGCTAGTGAAATAGCTGCTGAAGAAGCAATAAATAACACTTTAGAATATAACAAGTATTATTTAACAAAACGTAGAGTTATAGAAGACTTAGTTGTATTAGGTATAGGTGCTGTAAAAACAAACTGGAATAAAGCTGAAGGCGTTACAGTTGACTATGTTGATCCAGCTAGAATGGTTTATTCATACACAGAAGATCCAAACTTTGAAGACATGTGGTATGTTGGTGAAGTTAAAAATATTACTTTAGCTGAAATAAAAAAAGAATTTCCTAACTTAACGGATGCAGATCTTGAAAGAATACAACAATATCAAGGCAATAGTAATTTTTTATATAACTGGAATGGTAGAAGAGATGGTAATGCTATATATGTTTTGTATTTTGAATATAAAACTTATTCTAACCAAACTTTTAAAATTAAAAAGACTGCTACAGGTTTAGAAAAATCTTTACAAAAACCAGATACTTTTAATCCTGAAGCTAATGACAATTTTGATAGGATTAGTAGATCAATAGAAGTATTATACAGTGGAGCTAAAATACTAGGTTATGACGAAATGCTTAGATGGGAGATGTGTAAAAACATGACTAGGCCTAAGTCAAATTTAGTTAAAGTTAATATGAATTATACTATATGTGCGCCTAAATTATATATGGGTAGAATAGAAAGTCTTGTTAGTAGAATGATGGGCTTTGCAGATATGATTCAATTAACTCATTTAAAAATACAACAAGTAATTTCTAAACTAATACCTGATGGTGTTTATTTAGATGTTGATGGTTTAGCAGAGGTTGATTTAGGCAATGGCACCAGATATAATCCTCAAGAAGCACTTAATATGTATTTTCAAACTGGTAGTATATTAGGTAGATCAATGACTACAGAGGGAGATCCAAATCCTGGTAAAGTTCCTATACAAGAGCTACAGTCGAGTTCAGGTGGTCAAAAAGTACAATCATTAATATCTACTTATCAGTATTACTTGCAAATGATAAGAGATGTAACCGGACTAAATGAAGCTAGAGACGGTAGTATGCCTAATGCAGATTCATTGGTAGGTTTACAAAAGCTTGCAGCTGCTAATTCAAATACAGCAACAAAACATATTTTAAATTCTTATTTATATTTAACTGTTAGAACGTGTGAAAATATAGTTAATAGAACTTCTGATTCTGTAGAGTTTGCATTAACTAATGAAGCGTTAAAAAATAGCATATCAACATGGAACGTAGGGCAACTAGATGATATGCAAGATATGCATTTATATGACTTTGGCTTATATTTGAGTTTAGTCCCTGATGAATTAGAAAAAGAACAATTAGAATCTAACATACAAGCAGCGTTACAAAGTGGTAGTATTAATTTAGAAGATGCTATAGATATTAGACAAATAAACAACTTGAAGCTAGCTAATCAAATGATTAAGCTTAAACGTAAAAAAGCTGCTGAAGCTGCTCAAGCTGCAGCACAAGCTAATATTCAAGCACAAGCTCAAGCAAATACAGAATCTCAACAAGCTGCTGCATTAGCTGAAGCTCAAAAACGTGAAGCAATAGCAGATACTGAAGTTAAAATTGAAAAAGCAAAAAATCAATTTGCTATAGAAAAATTAGAAGCTGAAGCGCAAATAAAACGACAGCTGATGGAATTAGAGTTTAATTATAACATGCAGTTAGGTGAACAAAAAGTACAAAGAGAAGCTGCAAGAGAAAAAGAAATTGAAGAACGTAAAGATAAAAGAGCAAGAATTATAGGCACACAGCAAAGTGCAATTGCTAATCAAAAACAAAAAGAAGGTGATGCAATAGATTTTGAAAATCCTGCTATTCAACAAAGTTTAGAGGATCCATTACAAAGTATATTAGATCAATCTTAATTATTAATTTATATTATATTATATTATGGCAAAGAAAGAAACAGTTACTGAAGAAGGATCATTTAAAATGCCTTCTAAAAGAAACAAACCTAAACCAAAAAATTTAGGTAAAATAGATAACATAAGCAAAGTAGATTTAAAACCTAAAGAAGATGCCGTTCAAGAGCAAGAAACAAAGGAACCTGTGCTACAGTCTGATGCACAAGACGAACAGAAAAGGGAAGAGAGCAAAGTGGAACTGCAAGAAGTGGGATCAACACACGAAGAATCTAAAAGCTCTACCGAAGAGGTTAAAGAAGAAGTAACAGTAATAAATGAAAAACCTAAAGAAGTCTTAAAAAAAGAACAAGAAGTTAAAGACGCGGTTAGAGATGAACAAGTATTAGGAAGACAACTACCAGAGAATATTGAAAAACTTGTTAAGTTTATGGAAGATACTGGTGGAACTGTAGAAGATTACGTTACACTAAATAAAGATTATACACAATTTGATGACAAATTACTTGTCAGAGAATATTACAAAAAAACTAAACCACATTTGTCAGATGATGAAATATCTTTTGTAATGGAAGATAGTTTTACATATGATGAAGAAGTGGACGAAGAAAGATTTATAAAGAAGCAAAAGCTGAAATATAAAGAAGAAGTTGCAAAAGCCAAAACTTTTCTCGAAAAAATGAAAAGTAATTACTATGATGAAATCAAGTTGAGGCCATCAGTTACTAATGAGCAGAAAAAAGCTATGGACTTTTTCAATAGATACAACAAGGAGCAGTCGCACATACAGACTAGGAGAGATGAATTTATACAAAGAACTAATAATTATTTTCAAGACGAATTTGAAGGTTTCAATTTTGAAGTTGGAGATAAAAAGTTTAGATATAAAGTATCAAATCCTACGGAAATGGCTGATAGACAAAGTGATGTTAGTAAGTTTATATCTAAATTCATGGATAAAGACGGTAAAGTAACAGATCTAAATGGATATCATAAAGCTATTTATGCAGCTAGAAATGCAGATAGATTAGCGCAACATTTTTATGAGCAAGGCAAAGCCGATGCTACAAGAGAAATTGTTTCTCAATCTAAAAACATTAATAGTGAACCAAGATCATCTGAAACAGGTGAAACATTACCTAACGGTTGGAAGGTTCGAGCGATTACTGGTGCAGACTCTACTAAGTTGAAAATTAAAAAAAGAACATAAATAAAAATTAAACAAAATGGCGTTAGTACCAGGCGGGTCGTTTCCCGCAAAAATCGTTCCTGCACAGAATAGAGTTGTAGTGCAGGATAATTACATTGATTTCAACAGCCTTGCTGGTGGACAATGGGCTCAACAATATCTACCTGAGCTTTACGAACAAGAGGTAGAAAGATACGGAAACAGAACATTATCTGGTTTCTTGAGAATGGTAGGAGCAGAAATGCCAATGACTTCTGATCAAGTTGTTTGGTCTGAGCAAAACAGATTACACATTGCTTATAACGAGGTAACTGTTACTGTTTCAGGAGCTGCACCTTCATACACTATTGATATTACTTTACCAGCTGGAGCTACACAAGGAGCTGTTAGAACTGGAGCTACAATTTTAGTTTCTGATAATGCTACAGGTTTAAGTACTGCTAAATTTTTAGTAACTAATGTTACTGGTGGTGGATTAAATCAATTAGCTGCTAAGTGCTACGAAACTGTACCTGCTGCTTTAACTGCTGCTGGTGCTAAATGTAGTTTATTCGTATACGGTTCTGAATTTCCAAAAGGAAGTGAAGGAATGAAAGGCGCAATCGAGCCAGCTGTATCTACTTTCACTAACTCTCCAATTATCATTAAAGATAACTACGAGTTAAGTGGATCTGATGCTGCTCAAATTGGTTGGATTGAAGTTGCTACTGAAGACGGAACTTCTGGATACCTATGGTATTTAAAAGCTGAGTCTGAAACTAGACTAAGATACGAAGATTACTTAGAAATGGCAATGGTTGAAGGTGAGCTTTGGTCTCATGCTGCTACAGCTTTTGGTAGTGAATTTGGTCCTGCTGGTGGAACACAAGATATCAAAGGAACTGAAGGTTTATTCTCAGCTATAGAAAACAGAGGTAATGTATTCTCTGGATTTGCTGGAGCTGCTGGACCTGGTTCAGGTGCAATTGCAGACTTTGATGAGATTCTTAAAAATCTTGACAAGCAAGGTGCTATTGAAGAAAACATGCTTTTCTTATCTAGACAAACTGCTTTAGATTTTGATGATATGATTGCTGCTATGAATGGATCTTATGCGTCAGCCGCTGCTGCTTCATACGGTTTATTTGACAACGAGCAAGAAATGGCATTAAACTTTGGATTTACAGGATTTAGAAGAGGTTCTTATGACTTCTATAAAACTGACTGGAAATACTTAAACGATGCATCTACTCGTGGTTTATCTAAGCAAATTGATGGTGTTATGATTCCTGCTGGAACATCTACAGTATACGATCAAATGTTAGGATCTAACATCAGAAGACCTTTCTTACACGTAAGATATAGAGCGTCTGAAACTGAAGATAGAAGATTCAAAGCTTGGATCACTGGATCTGTTGGTGGTGCTTACACTTCTGACTTAGATACAATGAAAGTTAACTTCTTATCTGAAAGATGTTTAGTTACTCAAGCTGCTAACAATTTTGTATTGTTTACAGGAGCATAAAAATAATGGAGGGTGAAAGCCCTCCTTTTATAAATCTTAAATAATACTTAACATGGCAAACTTAATAAGAATCCCAATCAAAGGAGCTTCTGTTGGAAACAGCAATGAGCCACGATATGGTATTGTAAATGTTGATGGTGCGTACGATGTAGGCGTAAGCGGATCAGACGAACACATAGACATTTATTCTACAATACCTGCAGGTGGTACACAGGTTTTAATTACAACAATAAGCTACTATGCAAACGGTGGTGGAACAGCTGTCGTTACAGCGCAAGATATAGAGAACTTCAAAGATCTAATCCTTGAGTCTAATCAAAATCCTGCGTCTAATCCAATTTTTGAACTAGAGGGTGCTGCTACTGCAGCTGCTGCTGACTTAGAAGATTATCAAGCTGATAACTTCTCTATCTCAGCTGGTACTCCGAAATAATTAACATTATGGCAAATTATATAAAAATACCTTTATCATTGAATCCAGGTAGACCAATGTTAACAGGTACGGGGTCTTTAACTACTTCAATAACAACTAACAGTACAGACGCAACTAACCAAGTTGCTACTGCAACTACTTTTACAACTGATGGCTTAGGTACATCAGGTGTAGTAGATTTAACAATCGCTGGTAATACAGTTACTGTTGCATCTGTTGTTACAGCAGGTGATGGTTATAAAGCTGGTGACACTTTAACTTTTAGTAAAAGTGATATCGGTGGATCAACTGATGTTGTTATAACTTTAGTCGCTGCTGATTTAGCAACTTTTGAAGGAAGTGAAACAAACCCTTATCAAATGATACCAGTAGATGATATCATGCTTGTTGAACCTGTTTCAGCTACTCAATGTAAATTAGTTACTAACCTTTGGGATGGTACTGATACAAAAGAGTGGACAGTTACAGTTTCAAATGCACCTGCATCTACTAAAGAACAGCTATGCGCTGATCTAGCAGAAGCTATTAATGAAGCTTCACAAAATGAAAACGAACAACCTGAAGTTGAGTTCTTTAACTTAGCTACAGTAGAAGACGTTGATTTAAGCTAATACAAAAAGTTATCCCCACTTCGGTGGGGACTTTTTAATTTTATTATATATTATGGAAACAAATGAAAAAAAGACTCCAAGTAAATGGGAGTATAAAGATAGAAATTACTATTTAATTAATGGAAAAAATCCATTAACGTTTACTATACCTAGTAGACATTCACGTAGATATCCACTTCTACATTTTGATGAAGAATTAGGTTATCAAAGAGAAATAAGATATGCAAGTAATCAACAATCACCTTTTGTAGATGAACAAAAAGGTGAAGTTACTTTAGCACACGTAGTTTTCAAAAACGGTCATTTAATCGTTCCTAAAGAAAAAAGAAACTTACAAGAGTTTTTAGCTATACACCCTCACAAAGGTATATTATTTAATGAGTTTGATGCTGAAGAAGAAGCTGAAGATCAATTTGATTATTTAGAAATGGAAATAGAAGCTATGAATTTAGCTTATGATATGGACGTTGATGAAGCTGAGGCTATATTAAGAGTGGAAGTTGGAACTAGTGTTAATAAGTTGTCATCTAAAGAAATTAGAAGAGACTTATTAGTATTTGCAAAAAGAAATCCTCAACTATTTTTAGACTTAGCTGAAGATGAAAATGTACATCTTAGAAACTTTGGTATAAAAGCAACTGAGCAAAGAATAATAAAACTAGCAGACGATCAAAGAACATTTGCTTGGGCTAGTAATGGCAAGAAATTATTAACAGTGCCATTTGAAGAAAATCCCTACTCAGCACTTGCTGCTTGGTTTAAAACTGATGAAGGACTTGAGGTTTATAAATCAATAGAGAAAAAAATAAAATAACAAGTGATACTAAATAAGGCGGCTATGCGGCCGCCTTTTTAAATAAAAACTATGCCAGGATTTAACAAAATAAATGTTAATACTGTATACCAAACGGTATTAAGTATATTAAACAAAGAACAAAGAGGTTATATTACACCTTACGAGTTTAACAACTTAGCTAATCAAGTTCAACTGGAGATTTTTGAAAGTTACTTTGAAGATCTAAATAGTTTTTTAAAAACACCTATGAATAGTAGTGAATATGCTGATAGAGTTAAATTAACTAGAGAAAAAATAGCAGTATTTGAAACAAGCTCCGGGATTCAAATTACAGGTGGAGTAGGTGATTTATCAACACTTACACCTAAGTTACACAGATTCGGATATATTAGTTATGTAAATGGAAGTAAACTACCTGTTAGATTACAAGAGTTAACACCTAATGAGTTCAATATGGCTAGAAGGTCTACTATAGCTCAACCTACTAGTGATTACCCTGTGTTCTATCAAAACGGTGTAAATATATATGTGTTCCCACAAATAAATAGTACACTAACTGTACCAATACAAAGATATGAATTATTTTATGTGAGAGTACCTAATATAGTTAATTGGGGATATACTGTTAATAGTGTAGGTGCTTATATATATTCTCCTACTGCTTCTACAGATTTTGAAATATCTAATATAGATCAAACCGAAGTAATATTAAAAATACTTGCTTATGCTGGAGTTGTAATTAGAGATAATGAAATTACACAAATGGCTTCTCAAGCAGTTGCAGTACAAGATCAAAAAGAAAAAATGTAAAACATGGGACTAGTAAAAGAAAGTAATTCACAATATTATTCAGGACAAAAAATATTAGATAATACTCTAGGGCTAGGGGTAAAAGAATTTACATTTCCAAATTACAATACTGAGTTAGTTAGCGCTTTTGGATTACCTGAAGTAACACCAGGTGTTCAAACTTACACTAGAATAGGATCTACAAGTAATTTTGAAATATACCATGGTACCGGATCTCCTTTAATTTTTAATAAAATAGATGAAGATAGAATTAGAGTTAAAGATTCAACTAATAATACTATTGAAATAGCTAGTGGTAATGTTGGTTTAACAGATGGTTTTGTTATGTGTCAATTAACACAACCAGCTATAAACTCTAATTATGGTGGCTATAGCTGGATACCATTAAATAGTATTATTGATAACTTTTTATTTGCTTATGTAGGTGAAGATAAAATATTACCAAAGGTAAGACGTAACGATGTTATATTTCATGCCAAACGAACTTTGCAAGAACTTAGTTATGACGTATTAAAAGTAATTAAGTCTCAAGAACTTACTATACCACCAAGCCTTTCTGTTCCTATACCTCAAGACTTTGTGAATCAAGTGGCGTTGTCGTGGGCTGATAGCTCCGGCGTTATGCACCCTATATATCCCTTAACTGGATTGAGTGGCAACCCATATGATTTACCAATACAAGACAATAAAGGTATACCAACTCAAGATTCGTTTGAAAACAATATAGACGCAGATCAATCTATAATAGAAAATAGATGGAAACAAGCAACTAGTCAAGAAATAACTGGAGATTATGATGCTTACAATCAGTCAGGTGTTTTTGATTATGTTTGGTGGAAACAAGCATATGGACAAAGATATGGCTTAAATCCTAGTACGTCTCAAGAAAACGGCTGGTATAGTCTAAACGAAAGAACTGGTAGGTTTTCTTTTAGTAGTACATTAGCTAATAGATGTATAATTTTAGAATATGTATCTGACGGTTTAGCTTATGATGACGATATGAGAATACCTAAAGTTGTTGAAGACGCTATGTACGCTTCTATAATGTACAGTTTACTTTCTGTAAGAAAATTTTCTGACCCAGGTATGTTGCAGTTTTACAAGAGAGAAAAATATGCTAAAACAAGAAACGCTAAAATAAGGTTACAAGATTTTAATTTAGAAACATTAACACAGGCTTTTAGAAACCAGTCTAAGTGGATTAAACACTAATTAAATGCAACAAACTTACAAACATTCTTTCACAGATTCTAAAATGCAAAAGGATCTTGATGCTAGACTTGTGTCTCCACGTGAGTATAGAGACGCGGTTAATGTAGCTGTTTCAAGATCTGAAGGTGCAGATGTAGGAGCATTAGAAAATATTTTAGGTAATAAATTTCTTTCTAGTTTACAATATCCAAATGCTACTGCAGAAACTAGATTTTATATAATAGGTTGGTATATAGACGAAGATCAAGATAAAATATATACATTTGTAACTAATTATAAAGATAATTCTCCTACTAAATTAGAAAGCACGGCAGGTCCTTTGTCGTATCACTCAATCGTAGAAACTGACGTTTTAACTGGAAACTCAAATATCTTAGTTTCTGGTTCTTTCCTAAACTTTTCGGCTAATAGCCCTATAAATCATGTAGATCAAATAGAAACTTTACTATTTTGGACTGATAATAGAAATCAACCAAGACAAATAAATGTTACTACAGCTCGAGCTAATCCTATAGCTTATAATAAAGAGTCAGATGTATCTGTGGCTAAATACTATCCTTATAAGCCAATAAAAATTAAAAGAGAATTTAGTCTTACAAATTGCGTTTTTACAAGTAGAACAGAAGCAGCTAGTATCACTACCCCGGGTTATGACGCTTGGTACGATTACTTTATACTAGAAGACACTCCTAGTCAAGATGTTATAGATAATTTTATAGACAATATAGGTGCTAAAGGTTATGCTGAAGATTCTAATGGTAATAAATATGAGTTTAGAGTAGCATTTTTTCAACAAGCAGGTTTTGATCCAGAAACTGCAGGTGTTGCTTTAAATAACGCTATATTGCCAGCACCTTTTGATAGTTCTAATAATGTACCTGGTAATCCTAATAGGCCTTATTTATTGTTTATAGATAGAGCTTTAAGTACTTCTGTTTTTCCTAGATGGGATGGAGTCAATAACCCTATTCCTGCAAACAATAAGTATAATATAACTTTATTTCAAGAAAATAATAAAGATATAAGCAGCGCGTGGAAACAAGAAGATCAGTTTAAATTAACTTGTTATAACGAAGATTTTTCAGGACCAGGTATAGGTGTACAACTGCTTCCAGATGGAGCTACATACGCTAGTTTAATACCTAGCATGTTTTATTTTGGAACTAGAAGTTGTCCTAATACTAATATTAATGGTGTTTCAGCTTCAGGATATAGCGCATGGGCTTCACCTCCAAGTTCTACTTTTTCTACTTTTGAGGTATTTAGAGTGTTAAACGCTTTTCCAAACAATACTACACAATCTGGTACATTTCCAGCTGGTGTAGAGGGTAAAAATTCATATCTTAGAGTTACTCATCCAAAAATACCTAAACAAAGATATGTTGTCTGTACTTTTCTTCTAACAGCTCCAGTAATACCTTCTGCAACACCAGATAAACTAATAGCCTACTTTGGTGAATATACTAAATTAAGAAACGGTGAATTACAATTTGTACGCTTATACACTGAATTTGGCATTACAGATAATGATGTATTAAGCTTTCATTTACCTAATAAATTTTATAATCAAGATTTTCCAGGTGATCCTGCTTTTTTAGAAGATAAGTTTGTACGTTTTGCTTATAGATATAAATTTAATGATGGTGAATATTCTCTTTTATCACCGTTTACTCAGTCTATTTTTATACCAAAACAAGGTGGTTATTTCCAGAAATATGTAGGTACAAATAAACAATCAGCTTCAAATAACGATGTATTAAATCAAGAACAAGAAGCTGGTGAAAATACTATAGTAAACTTTTTAACAAATGAAGTAACTGAGGTTGCATTAGATATTCCACTACCTACCCAAGTAAACAAACTAAAGTCTATATTAAAAGTTGATGAAATAGAAATTGTATACAAAGAGTCAACGGCTTTAGCTTTAAAAGTCGTGGAAAAATTATCATTAAACGATTTTTCGTCAAACACTAATAAATTTTTAACATACGTATATCAAAGTAGAAGACCTATAAAAACTTTACCTGACAGTGTAATTACTAGAGTTTATGATAAAGTGCCTATTAGAGCAGCTACACAAGCTTCTGCTGGTAATAGAATAATATATGGTAACTTTCTAGACGCACATACTTCACCATTAACTTTAGATTATTTAGTAGGTGTTAGTGCTAAATTCACGCCAGCATTTAACGAATACAATGGTAGTGATATAGCTTATCCTAACCACACTTTAAAACAAAATAGAACTTATCAAGTTGGTATAGTTCTACAAGATAAGTATGGTAGATCTAGTGATGTAATATTATCCTCAATAAGAGATACAAGCTATGAGGAAAATTCAGGTCCATTTGCAAATAACCCTTGTGTATTTGGTGGATCTACTATTTACTCTCCGTATTTTGATAATGTAACTGAACCAGATGCTAACGGTACAAACATGCAAAATCCTAGAACAGGTTTAGTAGATTGGCCAGGTGATTCATTAAAAGTATTATTTGCTAATACTATACCTAATGTAATTTCAACTAATGAAGGTTATCCTGGTTTGTATGATAACTTAATAACAATATTAGAATATTCAGGCGCAGGAGCTTCAGATCCGGGTATGACTGGATTATTTTCTATGGGCTTTAGTTCTTCAGTAGGATTTATAGAAGATGTTAAGGTGGGTAACTTTATACAATGGTTAGACACTTCTGTTGATACAGAGTATGAGTTTGAAATAGCAGCTATTAGTGTAGCAAACAACACTCTATATGTTAAAGACAATGTAGATGTTAGTTTTCCAGGTGTAATAAGTCCTAATACTAGAATGAATATTATGGAAAGAAACGAAAATGGTTTCTATTCATATAAGATGGTTGTAAAACAAACCGAGCAAGAGTTTTATAATGTTTATTTACCTAGTTTATTAAATGGTAAACCTATAATAAAACCTTTCAAACTAGAAGTAAGTGGTACATTTGGTACGGGTACAGTTAATAATACTGTAACAAATCCTGCTGCTGATCCTAGAACTTTCTTGCTGTTGGAAGGTATGAACTTTACCGTAGGTGGAACAGAGTTTACTATTACTAATATTTTAAATGATGAAAATTTTGTGTATACTCCAGCGACAAGCTTTACATCTACACCTAATGTTGAGTTCTTTACTAAGTCTTCTAAAAATATAATTAATGTAACTACTTTATTGACTGATAATGCAAATAAAGTTCCACCAGGTTTAATTGAGACAACGCCTGTTCAGCAACAATACTCACCAAGTAACACAACTTTATATCCTAGAGTTGCGATTCAAGAAGGTTATACAGCTACTAATCCTTTCTATACAGGTGTTACTAGTCAAAATATACCTATATTTCCTGGTAGAAGCGATATGAAGGTAAGAGCTGTAGGTAATTTCTTTGCTTTAAACACAGACGCAAATACAGCTGGTCTATACGAAGCTAAATCAGATCCGCCATCTGCTAATATAGAAAATACATTTAGACTTGGTAGAGATGCAGAAACAGTTAAACCTGATAGTATAGAACCTTTAGTATTCACTGCTTATGAAACTAATCCAGTTAAATCTGCAATAGAGATATATTGGGAAACTGGAACTAGTGGATTGATAAGAGATTTAAATAATTCTATATTAGACGATACAACTGTTCCGTTTGCTTTAAGTCAAAATTTAGAAGAATTAGCTTACTCTGAAAGTATGGATAGAACAGGTGCTATTAATACTAGAAGAATAGGTGCTCCATTTCAAATATTAAATATTAATAGTGTTGTTGTTCCTATTACTTCTGCTAAGTCTATTAGTTTAGTAGACATAACTAATCAAGATGGTTCGTTAGCATATAATGTATCTAACAGTGTATTAACTCTAGTAAATCCTACTTTAGATCCTACATTACCCGCAAATACTCTATCTATATGCCAATCTTTTAACAATAATTTGTATTTTGGTGAAGTAGCTGTTAACAACTTTTTAAAAGGTATTCTTAGAGTGGAAGTAGAAAATCCATTATTAAATATATATGACTTTCCTTTTGAGATAAAATTAAGAAATGTAACTCCACAAACAGGTTATTGTGAAAACGCTGCGGGAGCTCGTATAGTTTTAAATAATAACAGTGGTACTAGTGAAACAGAGATAGGTGTTTCTAATGTTGCTGGTTGGAATAGAGCTGACACTATGGGTACTTTTGGTGCTACTAATGGAACTAGTTTAAACAATGGTACTAATGCTTATAAAGAAATGGATATTGATGTTTATTATGATAGAGGTGGTGGAGAAGTAGTTAGAATTTCTGAAGATTGGTTTGGTATTGAAGTACTACCTTATATTAATCCTAACTATCCTATTTATGGCTCAAACAATGCTGGGTTTATATTAAACATTAGTGATGTAAATAAGAAAAGTGATAGTAGCACTTGGCCAGCTGAAACTCAAGTTCAGGTTATTGCTAAAGACGCAAACGGATCAGGTGATAGATTTAGAATTGGCTTGTATCTTTTAAGTATAAGTTATTAAAAATAAGTGATAATATATTATGGCAACTATTATAGAAGTAGAATATTATAATTCGGTTTGGTTAAAAAGAATACTAACACCAGAAACTAAATATCAAATAACACCAGACACTGTTACAGGTCCTACTTTTACTCCTAGTAACATACTTAAAGGTGGTGCAGGCACATCTCCAAGGCGTGGTGTTTTTCCATTGTCAAATGTATATGCTAATCCACAAACTCAAAATATGACTGTTGCTGTTCCAGGTAATACTGATACTGTAATATCAAATGGCACTTCTAATACTAAAGAAAATTTTTACTTAGAAGACATGTATATTAAAGGAGGCTTTAACAATACTTCTATGGATTTTGGTGCTAGAGCTTTCTTAGATAGAGAAGAGCCAATACAACAAGATAGATTTGCTGCTTTAATATATTCAGGAGTGTTTAATTCTAGAACAGGCGTAAATAGAACTAATGAGTTTCCTGTAGGTGAACAAATAACTAAATCAGCTAATCCAGATAATGGTAGTATTCAAAAGCTTTATGCTGAAGAAAACAACCTACTGGTATTACAAGAAAATAAATGTAATAGAGCTTTAATAGATAAAGACGCTATATTCTCTGCAGAAGGTGGAGGTACGGTAACTACTTCAAAAGCTGTAATAGGTCAGATAGTTCCTTACGCAGGAGAATATGGAATTAGTAGAAATCCAGAGAGCTTTGCTATATATGGTTTTAGAAAATATTTTAGCGATAGAAATAGGTCAGCTATATTAAGATTATCTCATGATGGTATTACTGAAATATCTGAGTACGGTATGCGTGATTGGTTTAGAGACAACTTAGATCCTTTAAATGATAACATAACAAATACTTTTAAATTTACTTTAGGCAAATCAAAATGGAATAAAGATGAAAGTTGGATATGTGTAAGTAATGAAACAGACAGATTGACAATGGAATTACCTTTAGGATCTGCACTATACTTACAGGATGCTACTCTTGGTGAGGTGTTTGTTGGTTATGTACAAGAAATAATAGATCTTAACGATGGTAGTTCTTATCCGATACAAATTAAAATAGATAGAATTATAACTTTAAATAGTGCTATAGGAATAGAGAAATCTTATGTTTTAAACTATAATAGAAGTTATGTTAAAGGTGGTTATGATATTTACAACAAGCAGTATGTAGTATCACTACAGTATAATGGTAATGCTGGTAATGTAAGTGAAGATAACACTTTTTATACTTTAGGTTTTGATGAAACAACTAAAGGTTGGACTAGCTTTTATACTTATAGATATGAAGAGCTAGGTAGCTTGAAAGGTAATGTGTACACTACATTTAGAAAACCTATTGATGCTCCTAATTCTACTTCTACTAGTAACAGTGGCTTATGGTCGCAATACAGCGATCAAGTAAATAGAGGTAATTTTTACGGTGAAGATAATCCTTCAACTGTCACGTTTGTAGCTAATCCTAATCCATCTATACAAAAGAACTTTTTAGCTATAGACTATGAAGGTAATAGCGGTTGGAAGGTTGTTAGCATGACTTCTGATGAAACAGGCTTTGATAAAGAATGGTCAGGTGGTGTACCGTTGAGTACTTGGAAACTATATTTTGATACTACAAATTTAATAAGAAGTTATTATGAAGGACAGTACGATGGACTTGGCAATACAGGATCAGCCGCTAGTCCTCTTAATCCACCGTTATTACACGCTGGGTTTGATAGAAAAGAAAACAGATATGTAGCTAACTTAATTAATAATAGTTCAGCAATGCCTGGTGAAGTGCAATTTGGAGATCAAATGAGTGGTATAAAAGGTTTTTATTCAGAAGTAAAAATGAGTACAGATACTACTACAGATCCAGGTGGTTTTAAAGAACTATACACAGTAGGTTTAAGATACAGTGTATCATCAATGTAATTAAATATGAATATAAGAAAATTAACAGAATCTGATTATGAGGTTCTAGAAGCATGGTGGAAAGCATGGAAGTGGCCACCAATTGAAAAAGACTTTTTACCAGACAATGGAACTGGTGGATTTGTTATAGAAAAACAAGGCACTATGATAGTTGCTGGATTTGTTTATATAACAAACTCTAAGGCAGTTTTACTCGAATGGATTATATCTAATCCTGAATATAGAGAAGATGACAGAGACATGGCTATAACATGTCTTATAAGCACGATTGAAAAGATAATTAAAGAATGGGGATATAAATATATATTTAGTATAGGTAGAACAAAAGCATTAATAGATAAACACAAAGATTTAGGGTATCATGTAGATGATACGCCATCACATGAAATAACAAAAATTTTAAATTAATAATTATGGCAGTAGCAACAGGAGTATTAATAGCAGGAGGTGTCGCAGCGGCAGCAGGTGCGACAAGTAGTATCATTGCTGCAAACAAAGCTAAGAATGCTAGAGACGCTCAGTTAAATCAAGCAAACATATTACAACAACAGCTAGATGATCTTGAAGCATCAAGACCTAAGTTTAAAAATCCTTATGAGAATCTAACTAACTCGTTTGAAAACTTAAATAATCCCTACGCTAATTTAACTGTATCTACTGAAGCTGCCAGGATACAGGCTGAGGAAGCAGATATAGCTTTAGCTAATAGCTTAGATCTAATGCAGGAACAAGGTATGGGTGCTGCTGGTGCTACAGCTTTAGCTCAAATGGCTTTGAAAAGTAAAAGAGGTATTGCTTCTACAATTAATGCTCAAGAAACTCAAAATAAAAAGATGGCTGCTCAAGGTCAAGCAAACGTAGATAAACTAAAAGCAGAAGGCCAACAAAAGTTAGACTTTATGAAAGCTAAAGGTGACGCTATGGAACAGCAAGACGCTATTAGTTGGCATCAACAAAAATTAGATAGAACAGCTGGTTTAATGGATAACGCTAGACAACAAGCAGCAGATAATGACGCAGCTAGAAACGCAGCTATAGTTGGTATAGGAACTTCAATAGCTCAAGGAGCAGGTATAATAGCTGGAGGATTTGGTCCTAAATCAAATTCAACACCAAATACATAGATATGGCATATAACAGACCCCAAAGAATTATAGATAAAAGTTTTGACACTTTTGTAAGAGCTACTAAGGAGTTTAATTCTAAAGTAACTAATAGCATGCAAGGTATAGCTAATAGTGTTATGAAACAGAAGAGAGATCAAGATGCTTTGACAGAAAAACAAGATGATCTAGAAAGCGAAATGCTAGACAAAGCTAACTCGTTTGGTAGTACTGGTGATGCTATGCTTGATGAAAATATTGTAGGTTTTTGGAATGATAAGGTAGAAGAATACTTTAGAATAAAAAACGCAATGCAAAGAGGTGATATAAGTAGGAGAGAAGGTAACTTAGCATTAAAAAGAATAGAAGGTTTACCAGCTCAATTTAAATCTCAAGCAAATTATTTAGCAAATCAAGTATCATTATATAACGATGTTTCTGGTTTAAAAACAGGAGCACCGGGATCTATAAGTTCTGTTAGCTCACAAGAAAGTCAACAAGTTCTTAGAACAATGTCTGAAGGCGGTAATGTTCAAATAGTAGAACGTGGTGGTGTATTATACTATTATACTCCAGATACTGTAGATGAGAATGGAAACGTCATTAAAAAAGGAGCAATGTTAAATGGTTCTGAACTAGTTGCTAATCAAGCTATAAATAAAAATCTATTTGAAACAATACAAGATATATCACCAATGGAAGAACAGTTGTTTAATAAAAGTTTAAACACTGACGATATAGTAGATGAGACTTTTATACAAATGAAAGTAGAAGAGAAAGATGGTAAAATATACAAAAGTAGAGTGATTAAAGATCCTGAAGCAGCGCAAACGGCAATACTAGAAAGTCCAATGATGAATGCTATTATCAACGATAAAAGCATGATGACAACTTATTTTCAAGATGTTATTCCTGACGCAGGAGAAGATGGTTATTCTCTATCTGAGTTTTATAACAGCGATGAAGGTAAAGCTATGCGTGATGCTGGTATTACAGAAGAAGAATTTGTAAATAGTCGATGGGGTGAAATGGTAGGCGAACCTGATGATCCTAAAAACGAAGCGCTTGCATCTGGTCAAGAACAAGCTGCTAGAAAATGGATTGCTAATGATACATTAAATAAGTTTACTCCAGGTTTAAATAGTATAAAAGGTAATTACTTTAGTATAGAAAACAAACCTAAAAAAGAAAAATCTAGTGGTGATGATAAAAATAAACCATATGAATATGGTAAAGGAGTTGGAGATCAAGTACAAACAATGGGTGGTGCTTATGAAGATACTATTGAAATTGCTGATGAGCTATACGCTGATCCAAATACTCCACCAACTACTCAACAAATATACGAGTCATTAATAAATAATCCAGCTATAGACGAAACAGATAACGATTTTTATATGGGTGATGGTACTCCAGATGGTGGTAAATTAGGTGTATTATATCACGATAACGTTCCTGTATCTATGGGTAAGTTTAAAACTAAAAAGGCTTATGAAGATTATGTTTTTAGACAAATAGGTATGAAGCCAGAAACTATAGGACATTTTAGAAAAGAAAATCCACCACCAAAATATCAACTTACTGAGGAAGATAAAAAGAAAATAGAAGCTGCTAAACCAGGAGAGTCAATAACTTTAGGTAACGGAAAAACAATTAGAAAAACCAAAAAATAATATTATGGGTAACGGAAACGATTGGGTGCCAGAAGGATTTGAATTAGTAGAAGATGAACCTACTAATGCCTCTTTTGAAATACCTGAAGGCTTTGAACTAGTAGAAGAAGAAGAAAAAGAAAAACCTATTACCGAAGGGGTAGCTCCAGCAGCTACTCAAGGCGAGCCAGAAGTGTCAGCAGAAGATATGGTGGCCAATGATATTAAAAATTTAGAAACAACCTTGTATGATGAGAAAGTAGTTGCCGCTGCCAATGCTGATGCAGCTGAGTTAGAAGCTGCTCAAAAAGCAGAGGAAGAATATGAAGGAAGTGCTAGAACAAAAAGAGTAAGAGATGAAAAACTACAAGATTCTAAACAATACCAAAAAGCTTTAAAAGATGGAGGGTATGTAGACAAATCATTTGACTATAAGCATGTTGAAATAACTCAACCTGATGGAAGTATTAGAACATACCCTTATTCTGAGGTAGCTGCTAACTATGGAGACGTAGATGAATATGTTAAAAGATGGCAAGGTAAAGCTAGAGTAGTAGATAACACACCTCAAGAAGTACAAGAAGAACAAGGCTTTGTTGATGGCAAAGATCAAGTAAGTAAAGAAACTCAAGCTAGAATAGAAAAAGAATCTGCTGATAGAAAAAAGAGAATAGAAGAATTACAAAAGAAAAAAACATCAAGAGAAAATCAACTAAACAGTTTAGAAGCTAAGAAAAAATACAACGAAGAATATTTAGCCTCTAAAATACTAGATAAAGAAATTTCTAGAATAGACGAAACCTCTGACTATTTTAAAGAACACTTAGGTAAAAATATATATGAAAACTTAAGTGAAGCTATAGACGCAGAGAGCATGTTTGGTTTTGATGAAGACGAATTAATAGATATAATAGATAACAATAAAGATGAAGCTAAAAAATATTTAGATAAGTTTTTTAAAGGCGATAAAGAGTTTTACGAAAAATGGAAAAACTATTATAATAGTGATGGAGAAGATTATGATTTTAATTGGACTAAAAATTATTTAGGTGATAAGCTAGTAAAACAAAATTTAAGAGACGCAAAAGGTAAGTATAATGAAATGTTTCATTATGAAAGAGAACACACTCCTGAACAGCGAAGAAGAATTAATGAGTTTCAATATGAGAATTTACTAGGTGTAGATGAAGTAGCAGAAGCTAGAAAAGCCCACAATGAAGAGTCACAAAGATTACAAGAGATAGGACAAGACTGGGTTGTTGATGAAAACAGAGGGCAAAAAATATACAGTAGAAAAGTAAATAAAGTTAGAGATAATTTTGGTTTATTACAGCGAGAAGATATAGCTGTAATGCATGATCTTTATGGTAATGATACAGAAGGTAAGTACGCGGAAGGACAGTATGGTGTAGATACTCCCCTGTCAAGAGATGAGTTAAAAGCTTTGTCATTAAAAGCAGAAGAAAAAATTCAACAAACAAATACTCGTTTAGCTGAGGATTTTGCAACATACCAAAGGCAAGCTGACGAGTTAGAAGCAGACTTCGCACCTTATAGAGATAATATAAATGCGTCATTAGAAGTTATAAAAGAACTTGAAGCTAAAGGTATAAGTTCTACTTCTTCTAAAGAAGATATTGAAGCGTATAACGCTGCTATACAAAACGTGAAAGATCAACAAGCAGAAATGCTAACTTCAGGTCTTTATCAAAGAGAAGAAGATTTAGTTCAAACATATTCAGATCTAAAAGTTGCTAATGATAGATTAATGGCTCAAGCAGATTTAACTGGTGATTTAAGTTTAGCTGTAGATGCTTCGTTAAAAGATTATAGTAACATACACCGTATGGGATTACAACTTGAAATAGGATTTTTAGGTAGTGGCGCTATGATGCTAGGTAGTATTACAAAAGGTGTTGGTGATGCTATAGCTTGGGGTACTGATGTATTTACTGATGCAAGCGACGAAGAAGTTCAAGATCTTTACGATCAAGCTGACAAAATAAAAGGTGTAGCTACAAACTACAATGCTAGATTACAAAATGCTCTAAACAACGAGTATACTAGAAACATTACAGTAGATGACGCTAGTTGGAGTACGTTAGATACTTATATGGGTCAAATGTTTGCTAACAACTCTCCTTCTATATTGACAACTTTAATGACTTTACCAATGGGTGGTCTTGGTGGTTTAAGTTCTGGAGCTGCTCGAGGTACATTAGCTTATAGAGCAGCAGCAATGAGAGCACAAATGCAGGCTGCAAGACTTTCACAAGGTTTATTTTTTATGCAAGGCTACGGTGGTAAAATGGCGGACTTAGAAATTACTACATTAAACGCAGAGCAAAAAATAGCTGACTTAAATAAAATGATTGCAGATTCTACTACAGAATACGAAAAGAAAGGTTATCAGCAACAACTAAATGAATTAAACAGACAAGTTAGTATACCACAGTGGCAAAGAACCACGTCAGCTATGATAGGTGGTTTATCTGATATGTACATGGAAAAGCTTGGATCTTTAAGCTATGTTAATAAGTTTACTAGAATAGCACCAATATCAGGAAGTAGTACGTTTAAAAAAATGATGTATAGTGGTTTAAACACAGGTTTAAACTTAAGCAAGGAGATTGGTGAAGAAGTTGGTGTACAAATAATTAATAACGCTTCTGACAATATATTTTTAGGTGAAGACAAAAGTTTATTAGACGGTATAAATGAAGACTTCTTAGTTAATACTGCTTTTACGTCATTAGCTATACAAGGCCCGGGTATGGGTGGTAATGCTTATAATATTATTAGAGATGAGGTTACTAACCAAGTTGATAGAAAAAAGACAATACAAAGACGTAACGAGTTATTTAGAATAGAAAATGAACTAGCTAATAATAGAACTAAATTAACTAAAAAAGAACAAAGAAAATTAGTTGATAGAAAAAGAGCTATTATAAGAGCAGAAGCGATGCAAGACGTTATGACAACTCAAAAGCTAGCTCGTATGAGTACGTCAGATAAAAAAGCTTTATTTGAGTTAAATAGAAAACGTAGAAAAGCTTACAACAATATAAGAGCAGAAGCAGCTAAAGGTTCTAGTAAAACTTCAAGAGATAGAAAAGATAGATTAGTATCTGAATATAAAAAGATAGATGAGCAAAGAAATAATTTGTTAAGTCAGGAAGCTAGAGCAAGAGAAGAAGCTTCAAAAGATAATTTTGATCCAGCACAACATGCATACAACTTAGGTTTAAATGATTTTTATACTGATGTTGTAGCTATGAATCAAGAGATGAAAGGTAATAAGTTAATACGTTTTAACTCTGAAAACAAACCTAACATAGAAAGTTTAACAAACCAATACGGTAAGGAAACTGCTGAAGCTATAATGAAATCTTACGAAGGTGGTAACAACGCTGCTAACGTTCCAGGTACCAATGATATTATTTTATTTCAAGATAATATAGATGTCAACATGCAGAATACTAAAATGCAAACTGAATCTGAAATAGCAGCTGTAGCACCTATGCATGAGTTATTACATATTCAAAATAGAAATGCTGGTGTTGTTAAAGATGGTGTTGTTGTTGAGCAAGCTAAAGTAGCTATTGAGCAACTTGATGCTTCGATGAAAACTAACTTAGACATTGGAAAAATTACTCAAGAACAATACGATAACTTTGTTAAAAGAAAAGAAGGATATACTACTAAAGATGGTGTCAATGTTGAGGAGTTATTAAATTTATATGGAGACTTTGTAAACATTGGAGTGTTAACACCTAGCAGTTTAAATGGTATGTATGGTATTAAAAATACTTTATCTGCGTTAGTTAATAAGTTTAATCCTACAAATCAAGCTTGGTTGTTTCCTATGCAGACAGGTAAAGATGTATTTGGTTACTTACAAAGTTTTAGAAAGCAAGCTGAAAAAGGTAAAGTTGCTATAGATCAAGAGGAAGAAAAGAAAGAAGATGGTATAGTAGAATCTTCTAACCTACAAGAAATGGCAAAAGATTTTGATATGTCTAAGCCATCTGGTAGAACTAGATTTTTAAATGAAAACTTAGCTAAAGATAAAGATGGTAATTTTGTAACTGATATTACCAAATCTAAACTAGGTCAAGATATAGGTGGTATAGTAGAAACTACTACTAGAAGACTTTATGATAAAGTACCTGCTGATCTCAGACAAGGCGTAACAAGAGATGACTTTAAAAATGATTTAACTACTTTAGCTAGTACACTAATTCAACAAGAGTTTGATCCTAGTAAACAAGACTTAGATAAGTTCTTAAGTAATAGGTTAAATTTAAGAGCAAACAAGCTAGCAACAGATACATTTGGTCAAGAGTTTACAGATGATATTACAGAAGCAAGAGATATAGCTGCAGAAGAAACAGCTGATATAGTTAAAGATGATAATAAAAAAGTAAATCAATCTCAAAGAGGTATTAGACTAAAGAACAGATTACAGACAAATGAAGAACAAGCTGAAACATTAAAGCAAGCTGTAGATCAAATAAAATCTGAAATAAATAATTTACCTATAGATCAATTAAATTTTAAAACACTAAAAGATTTAGCTACAGATAAAGTTCAAGAACTTTTTGGTATAGTACCTAAACCAGGTAACCTAACTAAAGGTGATGTTGCTAACGCTCAAAACTTTATTAATAAAAATGTAGAAGCATTAATGACTATGCTACCTGAAGGAGCAACTCCAAGTGGTACTTCTACAGGTGTTCAAAAAGTTTTATTAGACAAGCTATATAGAAAAACAGATAGAGCTGCAATGGCTAAAACAGGTAGTAAAGCTGGTTTACCTGTGCAACAAAAACGTAATGATATAACTCAAGCTGAGTTTAAAGAGATATTTGGTATAACACCAGCAGGAACACCTAATGTTAGTGATCGTAATACTAGTGCAAGGATAAAAGCTTTAGTTGCTCAGACAGAACGTATGTTAACTAATCAAGAGGTTAGAGCAGCGTTAGAAAAAGAAGGTCGAGATATTCCACAAGCTTTAGCAGAAGGAAAAGCTGAAGTAATGTTTTCTATAAGTTTAAATAATATAACACCAGAGCAAAGAGAACTATATGATAAACTCTCTAATGCTAGATCTATAAACGATGTAGCTAAGATATTAAACTTAGGAGATGTTACGGTAAATGAAAAAAACAGAGTAGCTAAGCAAATGGAAATATTAAAAGCTATAGTAGATCACAAGCTAAGTGTTAATGTTTTTAAAGCTGCTATGCCTGCTTCATCAGGTGCTGTTAGAATGAGAGTTGGTAAAGTACCAACATTAGATAAGTACTTAGCTGACAATAATATTAAAGGTGTACCCGGTGATGTTTGGTATAAGTTAACTAATGGTAAATTTGCTAAAGGTGTTTATAAGGGAAAAAATGCTAAAGGAGTAAAACAATTTGGACCTCCCGTAGATAGCGATGGTAATCCATTAACTAATTTAGTTGCTCAAAGAGGGAGGTTGTATTATGGTGTTACAGATCCAGCTTATATAGAAGCACTTGAAAAAACTAGAAATGATACTCAAAAACCAAAAAGAATAAGGGTTAAAGGTGTTATAACTCAAAAAGAGTTTAATGCTAATAGAGCTCAAAGCGATATGAACATGGATATACTAGAAGATGTAGCATTACAACTAGGTAATGCTGTTAAAGCTGGTATGAATCCTGCTATTGCCGCTTTGATTATAGCTCAAGGATATCAAGCTACAGCTGGTCTTATTAAGATAGCTGCTAGATTTGATAATGTTTCTGATGTTATGGAGTACGGTAAATCTAAGAAACAAAGAACAGGTGAGAAGTATAGAGAAGAACACAACCCACCCGCTTCTGTAATAGGTGCTACATTGATAGGAGCTATTGTAAACAAAAACGTAGAAGAGATATTTCCATTTATTAGAAAGAATTATTCTCAAACACAATTGTCTAAAGCTGCTGATGAGATGTTAGACATGGCTAAGCTAGATGCTACTATACCTACTGGTTATAGTATATTTAATAATCCTATAATAAGGTTAGCTGCCGCAGGGATAAACACTAATGTTATAACAAATTTAATTAGTGGTAAGTCAATGATGGCTGATTATGGTTTAGATGTACCTAATAATTTAAAGAATAATACAGCTGTTGTAGAGTTACAAAACAAATTAGTAGCAGAAGTAGAAAATGGTAAGTCAATAGAAGATGCTAAAGCTGAGCTAGATGCTTTCTTACCTTTAGCCCCTGACATGCAAGAGTCTGCTAATGAAAATGTTCCTTTACTTAATGAATCTAAAGTGTTAAATGTTAATGACAACATGACACCTGATGAATTACTTAGTAAAGCAGCTACTATAGATGAAGCACTACGTTTAGCTAGAAAAGATAAAAAGAAAATTAAAAAGATCCGAGTGTTTGATTTTGACGACACGTTAGCTAGAACTAATAGTATAGTTTATTATACTAAAAAAGATGGATCTCAAGGTGAATTAACAGCTGAACAATTTGCTAGTGATGGAGCTAGGCTTGTACAAGAAGGAGCTGTAATGGATTTTTCAGATTTTAATATAGTAAGAGATGGGTCTCGTGGCCCATTGTTTAAGGTAGCTCAAACAATAAGAGATGCTAGAGGTAATGAAGATCTTTATGTATTAACAGCTAGAGCACCACAAGCTCAACAAGCTATATACGAGTTTTTAAAAGCTGAAGGTTTAGAGTTTAAAATAGAAAACATAGTTGGCTTAGGTAATTCATCTGGTGAGGCAAAAGCTAATTGGATAATAGATAAAGCAGCAGAAGGTTTTAATGATTTTTATTTTGCAGACGACGCTTATCAAAACGTTAAAGCTGTTCAAGATGCTTTAAGTGTTATTGATGTTAAGTCAAAAGTTCAACAAGCTATTTTAAATGAAAGTAAAAATCTAAACAATGACTTTAATAAAATACTAGAAGAAAGATCTGGTATAGGTAGAGAAAAAACATATTCTAGATCTAAGGCTCAAGTTGTAGGTAAAAGAGTTGGTGGTTTTAAATTTTTTATACCTTACTCAGCAGAAGACTTTCAAGGTCTTATTTATAAAACATTGTCTAAAGGTAAGCTTGGTGAAGAACAAATGGCTTGGTATAAAAAGAACTTGTTAGATCCATATGCTAGAGCTATGGAAAACTTGTCTAAAGCTAGACTACAATTAATGCAAGACTTTAATACTTTAAAAAAGAAACTAAATGTACCTGCTAACTTAAAAAAGATTAATGAGTCTGGTTTTACAAACGAACAAGCTGTAAGAGTTTACTTATGGAATGAGACTGGTAAAGATGTACCTGGTTTATCTCAAAAAGATTTAAAAGAATTATTAGATATAGTAAATAATAATCCTACTTTAAAAACTTTTGCAGATCAAATACTTAAAATAACTAAAGGTGATGGTTATTCTAACCCTGGTGAAAGCTGGTTAGCAGGTACTATAACAACAGATCTTATAGATGTTATAAACGATGTTAAGAGACCTAAGTATCTAGCTGAATGGCAACAAAATTCTGATATAATATTTAGTGAACAGAACTTAAATAAGTTAGAAGCTATATATGGACCTAAGTATAGAGAAGCAATGGAGAACATGCTTAGTAGAATGAGGTCGGGTAAAAATAGATCTTTCACTGGTAGTAGACTAAGCAATAGAGTATTAGATTATATTAATGCTTCAAATGGAGCTATAATGTTTTTTAATATGAGATCTGCTATACTTCAAACTATATCTAGTGTAAACTTTATGAATTGGAGTTTTAATAATCCTTTAAAAGCAGGCCAAGCTTTTGCTAATCAACCTCAGTACTGGAAAGACTTTATGGAGTTAATGAACTCTGACTTTCTTAAAGACAGACGTAATGGACTACGTATAAATATATCTGAGAGTGAAATAGCTGATGCTGCTAAAACTTCAGGTAATAAAGCCAAAGCTGTTTTAAATTATATACTTGAAAAAGGTTTCTTACCTACACAGTTTGCTGATAGCTTTGCAATAGCTACAGGTGGTGCTACATTTTATCGTAACAGAATAAATGATTTAATGAAGAACGAAGGCATGTCTGAATCTGAAGCTAAGGTAATAGCAATGAGAGAGTTTAGAGAGATATCAGAAGAGTCTCAACAGTCTAGTAGACCTGATAAAATTTCACAACAACAATCAAGTGATTTAGGTAGATTAATATTAATGTTTGCTAACACGCCAATGCAATATGCTCGTATACAAAAAAGAGCATTTCAAGATTTAATAAACGGTAGAGGAGATGCTAAGTCTAATGTAAGTAAAATAATATACTACAGTGTTGTTCAAAACTTAATATTTAATGCGTTGCAACAAGCTTTATTTGCTATAGGTTTTGGCGATGATGATGAAGAGGATAAAGAAAAAGAAAAGTATTTTGACACTGCAAATGGTATGGCTGATTCGTTCTTAAGAGGTTTAGGTATAGCTGGAGCATCTGTATCTGTTGTTAAAAACTTCTTGTTAGATATATACGAAAGATCTGGTAGATCAAGACCAGAATATGTAGATAGTGTTTGGAAGTTAATGCAGTTCTCTCCACCTATAAGCTCAAAGATATCTAAAATTAGACAAGCGTTATGGCAGTTTAATAGCAAGAAAAGAAGAGAACAGATATCAGAGATGGGACCTTTTAATATAGACAACCCAGCTTATGAAGCTAGCGCTAAAGTTATATCAGCTACAACAAACGTACCTTTAGATAGAGTTTTACAAAAGTATGATAATATTAGTCAAGCTATGGCAGAAGAAACAGAGTGGTGGCAAACTGTAGCGATGTTAGCTGGTTGGCCATCTTGGCAGTTAGGAGTTGAAGATCAAGACACTGTTAAGACTACTGGAAAGTCAAAGTCAAAAGTTAAAACTAGAAAAAGAAAAATAAGAAAACGTAAACCAAAACGTTAGGAACAAAAAAAATGGGCACCATACCCAAAGTTCCTGTAACCAAAAAGGGAGGCCGCAAGACCTCCCTTTTATTATTTAGCAGCTACAATAGCCGTTACAAAATGGACACATAATTTTAAGTTTTAAGTTATTATAATTATAGATTTAACTAACAATTGCCTCTACATTCCATATAAAAATTATTTGAGGAATAGATAAATCTACTGTAGGTCTATATGACACTCCTGGTGCTTGAAGGTTTCTAATAGTATCATCTAATCTTTGTCTTTCTATACTTAACTCTGCTGAAGGTAGTGGATTTGTAGAAGGAGCAAATATATTGTCTGAAAGATAAATATTTATCTCTAGCTTTCTATCTTCAGGTAAAATATATCTTACTGAAAGTGCACCTAAAGTGGTATCTGCTATAACTGATCCTACTCTATTAGTGTTGATAACAAATGATTTACCAAGCAGAAACGAGTCACTCCAAACAGTATTTGGTTCTAATTTTATAAATCCCATTAGCTTAAGTTATAAGTTGTTAATATATAAATAGGTACTGAAGGATCAAATAAATTACTACCTTCTGTTATGTTACTTAAAAAATCCCAAAGCTCTTTTGCAATTGTTACGTTATCTGCAAGTGTTTGGTTTTGAGTTATTATCTCTGAATACTTTTCAATAGTTCCTCCAGTGCGATAATAAATACGCACTCTGTAAGCAGCAGGTGGTCCAACAGCTTGCTGGAAAACTTCAACTGAATATACTTCAGTTGTGTTTATCATTCCGACCCCAAAATCAGTTTTTATTCCTATTATTTCGCTCATAATTAATTAATTTCACAAGCACCACCAGCGCAAGCAAGTTCACCACTTAGATCAGTGTTATCTTCTGTTTCGACAACCTTTTCTAAATTTATATCTTTTAAATGTTGTAACTTATTTATATAAGTTCCTTCGTCAATATCCTCAAAAGGCGCTTGAGTATATGTTCCGCCATCAAATGGTAATACAGATAAACCGTTGTAACTATCTCTATTAACCCACATCCATTCTCCTGCATCTTCCCACTCTTCAGGTTTTAAACTAACAGTAGCAGATACGTTATGAGTATTAGATCCTTTTCTGTGACCAGGTACAACCCATTCTGTAGCTACCTTTTTTATACGTTCAAGTAATTGAAAAGGTGATTCAGTTCTAAGTATAGATCCAGCCGGAGCTTTTTGTGGTATGCTAATTACAGCCGTATCATGAGGTCTAAAAAACTCATCTTCAACTAGTAGTGGATGGTTTTCAAGTAAGTATTTATATATACTTTCGTTTTTACCAACTCTGATCCTACGCAGATAATAATCATTATGCCATGCATGAATACCCGAAGACGTTCCCAGTGCCAGAGATGTCGTCCCTGCAGGCTTTACGGTTGTACATCGTGCTGCAGAATTAATTCCAATCAGCTTCGCGACTCTTGCGTTTTCTCTTTTTACTACGCTTGCGGCTTTCTTCATGTCGTATCCTAACACCGCACCCGATCCTATCCCAGTCATCGAGACGCCTATTAAAGCGTCTTTCTCTGTTGTTTGTTGCCATACTTCTCTTAAGTAATGAAAGTCTGTATATCCTGCTTGTAGTGTACCTATAAAAGCAGCAGCTTTCACTCGTTCGTTTAATTCTTCTTGTGATTCAATATCACTAGCGTTTACTTCACATAAGTTGCAAAACTGATATGGTCGTAAAGCTATTTCACAACAAGGGTTTGTACCCCAGTCTTTATCATTGTTAAAGTATATCCCAGGTTCACCTGCTCCTGATAATTCTACACGCTTCCATAGATCCATAAAGAATGATTTAGTTACCTTATGTCTCATTAAAACAGCTGAATTATTTGCTCTTCCTCTTTGTGGATTTGTTTCCCACCAATTTCCAGACTTCGCTGAGATCATCTCTTCGTCTCCTGCTGAGAACAGACTTATTAAAGCTGCTCGACGTATTCCACCAGCTAAGACGGCGTCTGCAATATGGCAAACTATATCGTGTACTTCTATAGTGGAGAGCATATCTCCATCTTCCTTTGAGTCTAAAACTCCTGTTATCTTTACTATACATTCTTTAAGTGGTTGAGGTCCAGGTGCTTTACCACCAGACGTTACTAACAGTGCACCCTTGGGGCGTATATCAGAGTAATCAAACTCTATTCGTGAACTTCTCTTGTCACCTAAATATGATTTCATTAACACTTTAATAGCATCAGCCCAACCTTCAATTGAGTCACCTATTAAAAATCTTCTTGTTCTTTTGGTGTATGGTTTATTTACTGGATCTAATTTTTCTACATGGTGTTGTTGTACAGAATAACCTACACCAGTACCACCAAGTAATAAAAACATTATCTCATTAAACGATTCAATATGATCAATAGGTAAATAAGCACAATTGTAAACACGATTAGGTGATATTTCAATTGGCTTACCACCGAACTGAAGAGATCGCATAGATGGTAAAATTTTCTTTTCATAAACTAATTTATAAACTTTTTCTATATTTTCTTTTAAATCAGGATACTTTTTAATATGCATGTTCTTGTTTCTTGTAACAAGTTCTTCCCATGTTTCTCTTCGATTTAATTCTGGCATGTATTTCGCGTACTTCATGTAAACGGTAATATCACTTAGTATCTGATTTGATAGCTCCATCTTCTTTTTCTTCTTTAACTTTTTCTTTTATTTTACCTAAAGCATCTTCATAATCTGGCATATGCTTTATCGTTTCTAATGTACCCATTGATACAGTTCTCAAGTAATCCAGCTCTTGCATCATGTGTTGTATAACACTTGTCAAAGACTGGATTTTATTTTTCATTTCAATTAAAGTTTGTTCTTTCATTTATAAAACATTACAAATACTTTTCTTCCTTTTTCCCAACATTTATTAGGATATTTACTGTGAAAATAATTAGATGGATATGATAGTAATCTATTTTGTTTATATCCTATTACTGTATTTAATTTCCAGTTTTCTAACTTGTTAGACTCATTTAAAATTAGATCATCGTATTTACTAGATGTTAATTGAGACATAGGTAAACTATGCCCTAGCTCTTTGTGTTCCCACAATGCCGTACCATTTAATTCATCTAAACCTGGTTCTGATAAGTATAACACTATAGCTCTAGTAGGTAATTCACCCGCTATAATAGAGTCACAATGTATTCTCCAGTCTGTATCTAATTCATCTGTAGCTATTCTAAAAAAAGAAAGTATATTATTTATTTTCTTATTTTCAATATCAGATAATCTATTACACATGTACGATGTAAAATCTTCTGGTGAATCCATTATCCAAAATTTTTTATCACCTGTATCTACTTCTCTAAAATCTACTAAGTATTTATTTAAAGTTCTTAAAATATTATTTCTTAAAAAATCGTCAATTACGTATATCATACTTATTACTATATTCTATTAACTCTTTATATTTTAAATAACCTTTGCTTTCAATACTCCATTTAATAAACTGATCTAACTTACGCTCAGCATATTTTCTTCTAGCTAAGTCTTTTTTTTCCCAAGTATTAAGTTCACGGTTTCGTCGCATTCTTTTTGATTTTGAGGTTTATAGATCTTAACTTTAGGAAGTTTTTTCGCGGCATACATCTTAAAAAGTTTCCAACGTATAGGAAAAGACTCATTAGGCCGTCCTTTGCATTCGATGACGAAGTTATTTCCTGTAAAATCAGGTGTATAAGTGACTTTACGTATCTTTTTGCCTCCTCTATCTCTATATTCTCCTTTAGAGTTTGCTTGTCTTTCATAACATTTATTTTTAAAGTCAAACGAAGGGATCAACTCATAGCTAACCCCTTCATATTTAGCTTTTATTTTTGCGGCTTTTAATGCTTTATACATATAAGCTTCAAGGCCTGACTTAAACTCTATGTTATCAACGATAACTTTTTTAGATCGTACAGGACCTCTTTTCTTACGTCGAAACATCTGTTACGTAATAAGGTAAACCTGGATTACCTATCTCAAGTTCGCTGAGTTCTTCTCGGGCGGCTTGAATATAAAGTATCGCATCCATTAATTCTTCTTGTACGTCGTTTAAATATGCAGCAAGATCTTTAACACCAGTCTTACGTTCATTATCTAGTGTTTGTCCGTATTTTTTGTAACCCACATCAGAACGTGTTACAAATTTGTCACACACTCTTTCTACAACAGGATCTCTGAATTTCATTTCTTTAGTCTTCATCTTTTACAAATGTTCCGTTAATCATTTTACCAGTACGTTTTGATATTACTTTGTATGCACTGTCTATACAATGTTCTATAGACACTCCGCCTAAATGAGCCATGTTGGTTAACACAACTACCATATCACCTATAGCATCTACAAATTCTGCCTCATCATTTTTTAACACTGCCCTACCAAGCTCACCTGCTTCTTCCATTAACTTACAGAACTGAGTTTTAGTATCACCTTTTTTGTATAAGCCTCTTTCCATAGCCCAATCTCTTATTAACTGAAACCTATCTGTTTCAACCCAAGCATGACCCTCTTGTTTTACGTGTCTATCTGCTACTTGACTAACATATTTAGAAAAGTTATCTGCTATAATAGGCTTTACATTAGCTTCATAAAAAGCTTTATTATATATATAAGATCTTTTCTTATTAAACATAGATGTTGAAGCGTTGTTCATGATCCATTGTATACTTTCTTTTGTTAGCTCAAATGTGCCATGTACTGTTTGCCATTTCTTACCTATCTCATCCATTAACCTACCTTTTAATTTGTTTAATGGAACTGGAAATGTTGAGGTTTGTTCGGTTGCGTTTATCTTCATTTTAAATAATTTATTATATGGTTTAAGGTCTACTTTATAGCCGTAAGACTTTTGAAGTTCTAACTCGCGGCTCGATATATAATCGATGTCTGTGCTTTGATCTAGAACTTCGTACTCGTCTGGGCTATAACCTTGTTGTTCGGTAACCCTGCTATTAAGATTACGTGTAACACCTATTTTTTTACCCGGTATGTGGTATAAATAATATGTTGTTTTATCCATAGTGATCAGCTTTGCGTTGTGCGATATTGGTAGGTTTTAAATATTTACCTAAATCTCTTTCATATAAATGTAAGTTGTGTGCAAAGTGATAATATGTACCAATTTCATAATCTGTCTCCTCTGCAATTATTTTATGCAGTTCTGAAAAACAATACTGATCATTACAGAAACCGAACCAGAGATCATTAGATCGCATCGTAACGCACATATTCAAATGATTATTTACAACTGTAAATTGTATTGCGTACGTACATGGTGTATCATGTTCATACTTGTATATTTCTTTACCATCGTATATGGATATAGCAGCTTGCCTAGTATCAGGATTTTCACGTAGCATTTTAATTACTTCATCAATCTGATTTAACCTTCCCCACTGCCAACCATAATTAGAATTAACATTACCATGTGCATCAGCCATGCGTTTCCATATAGCAGGTATTTTACCGTATAGTTCACCTAGCTTTTCAATGTTGCGATCACCTGACCAATACCAACGCCATTCAGCTTCAGCATATTTATACTTCCATTTACGCCAAGGTGCTCTAATTATATTGTTTATAGGATTTTCCATTTCAAATCCTATATTAAACAAAGCTTTAGTTCCAGCAAAGTCTGTACCATAATGTTCTATACATTGATACCAATACTCAAAAGCTTCGTTCGCATCTCTAAATTTATTTGCGAATGTTTTTATCATAATAAAATCTATATAATTCAAATATTTTACTATATAAGTCATCAGGCCCATATGTTTTAGGACTTATGACTTTCTTGCCTTTAACTTCAACTTGGATAGTCCACGCTTTATTGTAATTACCCTTGCCTACAGCTAAGGCAGATATGTATATTCCATGTTTTATACACCAACTGTATGCTATTTTATCTTCATTACTCCATAATGGAGGTTTGCATTCAGTGTACTTAGGTTTTATTCCCATGGCATTGCCTCTTCCATTTCAGGCATTACATGTGGTACAAAGCAGCCAGACTTTGGTTCCCATGTAAAAAAGGCTTCGGCTCCATTTTCACCGAGGTTTTGAAACTTGCATTTAAGTATTTTAACTTTAGTTGTTTTAGCTTCATAATCACGATGTACAAGTAAACCGTGATAACTAGCATCGTACCACTCACCACCGCCTTTAATGTTGTACATAGTTGGTTCTTCAATTTTACCATCTTGTGTTTTATACATTTTAGTAGGATGAGCTACTATAAATACTAGCACATCATATTTTTTAGCAAACGTTTCAATCTTAGTTAAATATTCCATTGTATAACGGTTAACGTCCTCTGTGTTACAATCAACGTCTCTAACTTTATTAAATGGATCTATAACAAGACATTTGATACCCTTACGTTTTACAAGCTCAGCTCCTTTACGTAGTACAGACTCAAGAGTATAACGTTCCATATCTATAAAAAAGAAGTTATCATTAACGTGATCTGCTACTTTATTCCATTTGTCTCTACCAATGTCACCTTTTTGAGGCATGTCACCCCATACTTTCCGCATTAACTTGTGAGCATGTAGATATGTAGGAGCATTTTCTGGTGAAGCAAAAGCTGTTTTCCAACCATACTCTTTATTATAACCTACACACATTTGATCTACAAAATCTGATTTACCTGAACTAGGTATACCAGTTACAGTAATAAACTGCTTAGTATATGTACTAAAAATTGAATCAAAATTATTAAGGCCAACAGTATAGCCACGTTTAAAACCGTTTCTAACAAAGTCTGTAATTTCATCTTCTATATCTCTAAACGTAGTAACGTTTTCTAACGGTACTGGTTTTGCATTTTTAACACGTGACAATAGCTCTTTAGCTGAGTACTTTAATAAGTATTCGTTAGCATCTTTGCAATCATCAAATGTAACTAGATAACAAGTTTCAGCGCCTAATCTACGTATAAGCTCAGCTTGTAACGCTAAACCAGGTGGATCGTTGTCAACTGCAATTATTATTTTCTTTTTATCTTCAAAATAATCTATACAGTTGTCTAAGTAATCTAAGTTGTTGCTATTTAATGTAGCACCATTAGGAACTGATATTGCATTTGGTATACCAGCCTCATGTAATGCTAACACATCCATTTCACCTTCAACTATAATACATTCATCGTGTCCTACAGTATTATCTATATTATAAAATACTTTTTCAGCTCCTTTGTATAACTTAAAGTTTTTACGAGCATCTCTGTATTTAACATTAGTAAGTTGTCCACCTACATAATAATTAAATTGGATAGTATTCTCGGTCTTGCCGGTTTGAGGCATATATTCAGATGCGGTAGATACTTTTAATTCATCTAACGTATCTTTAGATATACCACGTGTTTTAAACCATTCCAACGTTTTATCTTTTACGGGTAGTTTATAACCGTAATCAGGTATAACATAATCACGTTCAGCTTTACCTTTACGTTTATATGTGTGCATTTGAAAAGTGCTATCACAGTTATGACAAGTACCAAGACCACGCTCCCAATCATAGCTAGCACATTTTGCTTTTCTATTCTCAGGTTTCCTAGAAGACGAACACAGGGGACAAGTCCCCTGCGATTTACCTACGTCTAAGCCGTGCTGATTAAATTGGTCTATTTGAAAACCATTTATTTCTATTTCTTCGACTTGCATTTACATTTAATTAAAATGGTAGATCAGCTTCTTCTACCTTTGGTTGTGTTTGATTTTGCGGTTGACTTTCTGTTACTCTATCTGGAAACACACCGTTTGTCCATACTACTTTAACATTACCTAAGTAAGTCTTTTCACTTTTAGCTTCTCTTTCTTCTTTAGTCTGATCAACTATAACTGGACCTTGATTTCCAAATTGGTCTGGTTCATCATTAATAGTTATGGAAATAGGAAGATACCTACCCTTTTTTCCTTTGTATATTTTATCCTTTGGTATCGCGTCTAAATTAATATTAGCTTTTACTATTCCTGCCATTGTTATAATGTTTGGTTTATAAAATATTGCTGAGGATCAAAACCCTCTGTGTTATAAAATAGATCATAAGCTTCTGATGCTTTTTCAACTTTTTCTTCTCCTGATTTATAAAATTTATCAGAGCAATCAAACAAACCTATTTGACCTGTCTTTTTATCTATTGCTATAAATATAAATTCATAACCAAATAGCTTTTCATAAATATAAGCTTGAGAATCATAATTATATTTCTTAGCATTCCATTTAAAGTTGTCAAGATCAGAAGTAGTTTTAAGATCTATTATTAGCTTTTCGCTGTGATTAACAACGTCAGCTTTTCCTTTCCACATTTGTCCAAATAATTCTGTTATTTGAGGTACTTCGTATTCAGAATTTTCTTCTGAGATTAAGTCTCTGCAAACTTTATTGTTTAGCATTGTAGAAATAAGGTTGTCTATAAGATCAACCTCATGTTGTAGTAAACACATTTCACCTCCTGACATTTCTTTGTAAACTTTAGTATTTCTAGTACTAGTATCTATTATCTTGTACTTTTTTAGTTTATCTGGTTCAAGTATTGCAGTGTGAAAATAGCCTCCTACTAAGAAGTGAGCATTTGTCTTACTTGGTTCCTTAAATGATAATGGGTTAGTAAGTAATGTTTTAATATCTGAATTACTTAAATACTGCTTACCAAAATCACCGTAATAATGCTCATCTATTCTAAGCTTTTCTATTATTTCTTCACGTTTCATAGTGTGCTCAATAACTCAGCTTGCTTAGGTGTTACTTCGTATTTAGCTTTAATAGCGTTTAGACTACCACCTTTTGCAATGTATTCCTTAGCTTTAGCTAATGATTCGTTTGTCATCTTTTGCTTGGCAGATGATTTACCATGTGTATTAGTTGCATCTGAGTCTTGAGTGTCATCAATCAAAAACAGATTACCAAGTGCATACTTTTTACCATATGAACTTGCAGCACCATATTTCTGTGGCATTTGCATACCTTTTTGTTCAAGATCAATACCTACTATAGCTTTAGATTCTATATTATCTTTACCATCAGATACTTTAGCAGTAACCTGCATAACCGGTGGATCAAATGATACTAACTCTTCATTTACAGTAACTGTTACATTGAGCTCTTTTAAAAAGGGTTTTGTTGCTTCGAGAATGTCTTCGGCAGATCTGAAATAATACTTACCGAATGAGTTAAACCTTGATTTTTTTGATTTAAACTCTACTTGGATTTTTGATAATTTTTCGTTAATTGTCATACTATTATAATTACATATTTATTATACAATTTACATAGGTAACTCACAGATAATCAAGTACTTGCGAGTGATCTACGTTTGCTATTAATTTTTCTACAGCTTGCTTTTTTAACTCTGAAATACGCACATAAGCTGAAACACCTTTAATTTCTAAAGCTGTTGCTATTTCATTAGCAGACCATTTAGGACCGTCAAGACCATAGCTTTTGCTTAATACAAACATTTCGTTCCATTCAAGGTGTTTGTTAAGTAAACTTAATATATAAGCATTAAGTAACGTTTCATTGTAAGGATCTGATTTATCAGGTATTTGATAAACCATATCTTCATCATCTTGCTTAGCATCATATGATAAAAATATAGAATTAAAAAACATTCTAACCATTTTTTCATCTTTAGTACTACGCATTTCATTTAACCTATGCTCAGGTATTCGCATTGTGCCTCTATTTATATCAATAGCTCTACGTATTCCACCTCTTATTCTTTTAGCTAAAAATGACTTTAAAGTTTTTTCTACGTCTTCAGATACAAATAATTTTTCTCTATCTATTTTATCTACAGCTTTACACAATTGTAAACTACCTTCTTGTATTATATCCATAATAGACATAACACCTGAAGCTTCTTGACTAGTAGCAAACTTTCTACCTATATTTTCTACTAATGGTAAAAATATAACTTTAAGTTCTTCAGGTTTGTAATCGATAAAGTTTTTAACTGGTATTTTAGCAATAGATAACTTTACATCTTCTTTATATCTAATATAGTTTTTTACATTATATTTTTTCATTTTCTATATTTAAAAGATCCTTTTCTTTTTTTAGTTCTATGCTCATATTTCTATGTATTGTTCTACTTGAACACTTTAACAATTTAGCTAATTTGCTTATTGTTATTTTCTCATTCATGTCGTTTATATCTAACATACATTGATAAATGTTTTTTTCGTCAATACTTTTTCTGCCTATTAACTTACCTACAATACTAAGTTTTTTTGATTTATCTAAACCGCTATTATCTTTAAATACTATTTTACGTAATTTATTTTTAGGTGGACGATCTAAATCTGATAAAAACACATCTGATACTAAAAAATCAAACTGCTTTTCTGACACATCAAACGTTATAAAGCCGTTTGGTTTATAGCAAATGTGTATAGCAAGTTGCTTAAACTTTTCAAAATCCATATTAGGATTTAACCACCATAAAGTAATTAAATGCCAAGTTAAAGATCTCATTGTATTTATCTTAGCATCGCTATTAAATAGACTATAATACCCATGAGTACCGTCAGCATAGTACCATCCCCACTCAAACTCTTGAGTTGGTTGATCTTCTGAATACTTTCGGTATATGATGCGGTTATCATTTAAGTATTTCATAGCGCGTTGTGACATTAGCCTATTACTATTTATCTTTAGACCTTGTGTCACACAGAGTTGTAATGTACAACTCATGTTCATTAGCTACATTATTTTGTTGTATACACTCTTCTAACCATAAATTAGAATAATACATTACAAAATCTGAATAATCTCTTTTTGATTGTCCCATATTATTGTTTTAATAATTGTAAGTATCTATTATATTTTAAATATAATTTTCTAGTATGTTGATCAACGTTACCATACATACATGCTTGTTTACAAATTTTACTTCTTAGTTCTAAAGTTCTATTTTGTACATAATCAATATGTTTTCTATATCTTAAATATTCTTTTAATATATGTTTTCTTTTTCTCATATAATTAAACTTAATATTAACATCATCCATGTTATACATATAGTAACTACTAAAGCTGTTATAAAGTAATCTTTTTCTTCATCTTTATTTTTAGGTACTCTACCCTGGTTACCCATACCATCATAGTCTATGTCATCTCTTTCGTAAGCTGCTGGCGATGGTAAGCCAGAGTAGTGACAATGTTTATCTTTTTCTTTCATTTATTTTTATTTGCAAGTGAAACAATTAGTATTAACATCATTATACCAGCTCCAAATATAATTAGATCAGGTACCTCTATTATTCTACCATTAATAGTTTCACCTAGTTTTATCATAAAATCTTGTTGATAATAATTCATGATATTATTCCTTGTTTTAATAATCTTTGTGCGTTTCTACCAAACCATCCTTGCAGCTTATACGCAAGACCAGTATCGTGTAAGTGTTGCCAAGCATCTATTACTTGTTCTTCTGATTCAGCTTCTATAAAACCTTCAGCTAAACCTACTGCTTTGTAATCATTCATAATTTCTAATACATTTATAATGTGGATGTCTATAAGAACCTGCTTGAGTTCGTTGAAAGTAAGTAAAGGTAGCACGCTGACCTATATAGTCATGAATGTTATCGATCATAGCGGCTAGATCCTTGTAGGTGTAACCTTTGCCCGGTGGGCAACCGAACTGTATACCTTCGTCATCTTGCATGATGAACTTACCAAGCGTGCCCTGCCTCTTACCTTTACCTGCTTCATAGCCAACAATTGTGGCTTCTGAATCTTCAAAGTCTTTGAACTTCATTAAGTCCCATGACCTAGTATTTTTGTATTTACCATCGGTAGATCTGTATATACTACCTTCGTAACCTTGTTTTAAGTATTTATTGTGTTGTTTAACGGCTTCATCATAGTCTAATACAATTTTAGTTTCTACAGGTTGTATAATATGGTTGTATTTAACCATATTTGCAAGCATAGATAACCTGTTAGTGTATGTAGCGTGAGCAAAATTAGCTACGTCATATACGTGATATTGTATAAGCTCTGCTGCTTGTTTTCTATGTTCTTCAGTTGGTTTAGTTTTTCTAACTAATGATATAATCTTTTCAAAGTCATCTTTTAGTCCATGGTTGT